ACCGAGGCGCTGCATCAGCTACCGGCAACCGAGGCGCTGCATCAGCTACCGGCAACCGAGGCGCTGCATCAGCTACCGGCAACCGAGGCGCTGCATCAGCTACCGGCAAAGAAAGCATAGCCCTTGCTGCCGGAAAGGATTGCAAGGCAAAGGGAGCATTAGGATGCTGGATTGTGCTTACTGAACGTGGAGAATGGGACGGGAGCACTTATCCTATCATTTCAGTCAAAGCGTTCAAAGTAGACGGTAAGTCAATCAAAGAAGATGCATTCTATACTTTAATAAATGGAGAAGCAGTGGAAATGAAATAGCAATTTATTCCAGCCGCATCAAAGGTAGTGCTATTACCGTACTAAAAGCCGTGAGAGAAGCGAAGTGCGCACCGCTTTCCTTTAACCTTGTACGGGCGGTTTAAAAACACAATACAGATAAAAGGATGTTTCTTTGCGTTAGTCAAGGGATGCCAAGATATTGTTAAATTATCAACATTATGGAGAACAACTTAGATTTATACAACCGCGTCAGAAAAGTCCCCCAAGAAGCTATAAAAAGTATTGCTGCGGGAAGATTGAAAGGTATGTCTGATATAAACCCTATGTGGCGCATAAAAAGGCTTACCGAAGAATTTGGAGTGTGTGGTTTCGGATGGAAATATGAAATCATCCGAATGTGGAACGAAAATGGTGGCAATGGAGTAATATCCAGTTTCGTTCACATAAACCTATTTGTAAAAATGAACGGGGAATGGAGCGAGGCTATACAAGGCATCGGCGGTTCTTCATTTGTGACAAATGAGAAAAACGGTCTCTATACATCGGATGAATGTTTCAAAATGGCCTTAACGGATGCCATATCAGTGGCTTGCAAAGCATTAGGAATGGGGGCTGATGTTTATTGGGATAAAGATTCGACAAAATACGACCAAACAAGCATGCAAGCGGCGCCTGTTACAGACAATCGAAAGTTGCTTAACAAAGAACAGTTTAACGACGAGAAGCTGATGGAGTGGATATATAAATATTTGACTAAAGCCAAAAATGAAGGCAAACGCCTTTCTCTCGTAAACCTTGTAAATGAAAGTTACAAGGTTGCCCAAGAAGATATAAGTATCATATCTGCCAATTACGAACAATACAGAATTAATAATAACCTACCATGAGTAAAGAATTATCAATTAGCAAAATTCCGGCTACAAAATCAGAACAGGAACAATTAGCTTCCCTTTTTATTCAAAAAGTACTTGATGGAGAAATCAGTGCCATAGAAGCCGTTATTCAAATGAAAAGCATCGGTGAATCCATATCTATTTTTTTGAAAAACAATGATATAAGAGAAGCAGTAATCAAGGAAACGGAAAAATACGGAAAAGGCGAAACTCCGTCATACAAAGGAGCCGTTGTTCAAGTAAAAGAGACATCTGTGAAATATGATTTTGCAGGATGCAATGACATTGTTTGGGATAAACTGAACAAGGAAAAGAAAGAAGTGGATGAAAAGATAAAGCAACGTGAAAGTTTCCTTAAGCTTGTAAATACCAATAAAACGGAAATAGATGAAGAAACCGGTGAGATATATACAATATTTCCGCCTGCGCGTTCATCTACCACATCTTATGCTATTACATTCAAAAAACAATAGTTATGTATCGAATAAGTGTCACTTCCTTAGAAGCCTTTCGGCGTTTCAGAGACAAACATTCCATATGGGATACAGAAGAACGCCTTCTTAATGTTCTTGCGGGAATAAAAGAGCCTAACGCTTATGCGGCAATAGGCTCTTGTTTTCATAAGATAGTAGAAACAGGGAAAGCAACATATGTAGGAAGAGGAATATTCGAACAGGAGCAAGAAGGGGTTATTGTCAGGTTTAACAGTAAGGCCGTTGAAAATGCCATTTTTTACCGGAATAAATTTCCTGATGCCCAACATGAGGTACACGGCGGTAAAGACTACCATTCTTCACATTTTGATATACATGTACATGGTTATGCGGATTTAAAATATGCCAAAGTAATTCGGGATATTAAAACCAAGTACTCCACACCGCATACGGAAGATTATACAAAATCATGCCAGTGGACTTTTTATCTTGATATTTTTGATTGTTCCATTTTCTACTTTGATTTATTTCAGTTCGAGGGGTACAAACGTAACATGCTCACCGATGTGACATCTACAGGTTTTATCCTTTACGAACCTATTGAATGTATTCGAACAGATTTGTCTGAAAAATACAATCAAGGTATAGTGGAAGATTTCTGCAAGTATATACATACAAATAACCTATACCACTTGTTGAAAACGAAAGAAGAACTTTATCAACTTTAAAATATTGATTTTATGATTTTAACAGGAAGTATTTGTCTTAGTGACATTCCCCGCGAGCAAATGAAGAAAGTAATCTGCAAAGACGGGAAAGAGAAAATTTATTTAAATGTGGCGGTTATCGAACGCAAGGAACCTTCACAGTTTGGGCATACCCATTTTATTACTTGTGCCCCAAAACAAGAAGAACGCAAAGAAGGCATACAGTATATTTTTGGAGATTTCAAGGAATATAAGCCCGTTCAGAGCAGCCCCACACCGGAACAGATTGCGGAAGCTCCGGGATTATCCCCGCAAGATGATTTGCCATTCTAAAATATTATGCAATACGACCTATCCAACCCACTCCACAAAGAACAGTTCAAAATACGATGTAACTATCTCTTCTCAAAGGGTTGCATTGTGGAACTGACGGAAAAGAAACCTAAGAGGACAACGCAGCAGAACAAATACCTGCACACCCTTTTAGGCTTCTTCGCTTGTGAGACGGGGAACACGCTGGAATACGTAAAACAGAACTATTACAAAAAGTTAGTAAATCCTACAATATTCACCCGTAAGATTAATGATAAGTTTTTGGGAGAAGTGGAAGTTTTACGTAGCTCCACTGATTTAGATACAGCGGAAATGACGACGAGCATTGAGCGTTTTCGTAATTGGGCGAGTGCTGAATGCGGCGTTTATCTTCCAAGTCCTGATGAAGAGAGGTTATTGCAATTAATGGAGATTGAAATAGATAGAAGCAAAACGTTTATTTAAAGTAGAAAATTATGAATACATGGCTTAAGGTAAAACTCATTACAGGGGAACAGCAGGAAATAAGATTAATAGAAAACAAGAAAGAGAAATAATCTATGAGCGAACAGAAAAACAACTTCGACAAGAAAGTACAGATGCACTTGGCTTGCTCAAAAAATGAACTGAGAAAAGAAATGCAATGCGTCTATTTCAAAGATGGATTTGCATACGCAAGTGATGGTATCATTCTCGTTAAAAACAGAATATCCGAAATATCAGGATTGGAAGAATGCGAGGCAGAAGCACTTAACGGGAAATTCCTTCATGCCGACTTATACAAGGATATGTTGAAATACGACAATATTATGATTGCGGAAGATGGTATCGAATGCAGTAAAGGTGATGATAAGGTATTCTTCTACTTTTCTAAATTTGATAAATTTCCAGATGCAGAAAAAGTATTGCAGAATGCGCTTAATATGAAGCCTGTACCATTGCCGCAGTTTAGCTTTGATATGAAAGTTATTCAACGGCTTAATAAGGCCCTTTATGAAAGTGGCAAGTGTACCGCTATGTTCAAAGGTACTAACCAACCTATTGTATTTTACAGCATGATAGAAAATATCAGTAGCGTAGGATTATTCATGCCTTGTTATACTGATGAGGAAAATGGAGATTAATGATTATATCCCTAATAAATAACCATAATTATTAACTAAACGCCCTCTGCTCACGCAGAAGTCCCGTGAAAGGTTCGGGTTAAGTGATTTAATTTCAGCTAACAGTTAACTATCCCGGTGTGGCTTGACCGCCTATCCGGGAACTATTTGTTAACCTGCCTGCCCGGTCTGTGAAGATGGGGCGGGCGAAAATGGGGGTGCGCAGTGGAGTGCTTTTGACTTTCGAGAGGTGCACATGGTAGAAAGTACGGTACGTGAGATATAAGGAGTAATTAACCTTAGAAGTAGCGTAAAAGGATAAGTCCTTAATTGGGTGTTCGAATCGCCCCATCTCCACATAAATGTGAGCCACACATAAAATGGCAAGGGTTAGTAAATAATGGTTGTGCCCCGGAGAATACGCTTCGGGGCTTTTAATTGGCGAAGATTATGAGAATAGACAAAATTAAGACAGTAGGTCAGCTTAGAAAGGTCATTGAAAATCTTTCTGACGATTACGAGATAGAAATGCGTATTAGACGTAAATTGACGGATGAAGACATAATCGAGTTGCATAAAAAGTACGGTAAGATATATCCTTATCCATACGAAACAAGTTATTCAGAGCTTGAATTTGATGATGTAGGTGTGTCTGACAAAGTATTATGCTTGGGAGTTGAACTAAAAGACGAATGATATGCCATACTACATAAATGCAAATTGAATGAAACTTACAATAACCAAATCCGAAGGTGTAATCATTCAGAAGCTTATCCAAGACCGAAAGTCAGACATTCATAATATTGGAGGTGACAGCAAACAGGCAGAGCGTCTAAGTAAGCTGAGCAAGAAGATTGCAACGCAGATAAAGAAACAATACAAGACATGAGTCCTTACGTAATAACTTCTGCGGTTCTTATTACCTATGACGGAAAGAAGATACCGTTGGAAAACATAGAAAGTGAAATAATGACCCGACCTATCCAGTTGACTAAGGAGAGGATACTCGATGCTTTCTCCATGATGAAAGATAAGCCGGTGGATGTGGAACTTAAAATCAAATATATATGAAGAAAAAAAGAGAGTATATTACAATCACAACCGAGACGGACATATATATAGAAGATTATCTCGATGATTTTATGACCGTTGCCTCTGATGAAGATTTGATTGAAGAAATAGAAAAACGAGGGCATGTGGTATATAAAAAAGGAATTCCCATTACTCCTTTTGGAGAGCAACCTATTGAATTTAACAATCCGACCGATTTAAAAAGGCATTTATGCGACATAGCTAATGCCGGCTATTGTATATCCAATGAAGAACTTATCAATGAAATAAAATTAAAACTACCATAACATGATATATAATAAACAGATAATAAGGGGCAAGATACCGAGTAAATCTAATTGTTATAAAGTTATAACAATCCGCGGTCATGGCAGTCTTGCCAAACAGCCGGCATTGAATGAATATGAAAAGTCGTTCTATCTACAATGTAACCAGTACAGAGGCAAGATGATAGCAGGGTTGTTTGAACTTTATTTGAATGTATTCTATGAAAACCAACGCCCAGACCTCGACAATTGTTTCAAGACAGTACTTGATTGTCTACAAGGATGCAAAGCTATCAAGAATGACCGTAATTGCGTGAAGATAGTAGCAGAGAAGTTTATAGACAAAGTAAATCCAAGAATAGAATTTATAATCAAGGAAGTTGAATTATAAAAAATAGACAATTTGAAAGATGCATGAAAATAAAGATGAATAAACATGGCACGAAACAGAATGATTAAGCCAAAGTTCTGGGATGATACCAAAATAGGACGTCTTACAAGGGATGCAAGGCTTCTCTATATAGGTCTTTGGAATTTCTCTGATGATTCAGGGACTGTAATAGGTGATTCTATCTGGTTAAAGTCTAAAATATTTCCGTATGACCAAATCCAAATACAACAGTTTGAAAAATGGATGAACGAGCTTGTGATAAACGGATTTATATGTCTGCTTTCCTATAAAGGGGAAAGATTCATATATCTGCCAAATTTCACTCGGCATCAAGTAATCAACAAACCTAATTACGAGGATTTGAATATACCTAAATACTTGATAGACAAAATAAAAGATAATATTCACTTATTAATCACGGAACAATCACGTAATACTACCGTATCATTCACTGAACAATACGTGACTAAAATAGAAGTAGAAAGAGAAGAAGAATATCCCCCCTATAATTCCCCCCAAGGGGAAGTCTCGCCATCAGGGAACAATGAGAGTGATAAGATAAATTACAATGGTCTTATGGATACGTTCAACAAGATGTTTGAAGGACGGTTACCCAAAGTTACGGCAATGACAGAAAAACGTAAGAAAGCCGTAAAAGTAAGAGCCGCAGAATATGGAAAAGAGGCTATTATGGCTGTTTTCAACAACGTTTCTCAATCAGCATTTCTTTTGGGGCATAATAACCAAAACTGGCATTGTGATTTCGACTGGATATTCAGACCGACAAATTTCATTAAGATTTTAGAAGGCAATTACAATGGAGAAAGACTTAGTAAAAATCAACAGGATAGCGAGCAGCGAAAACGTGATTCAGTTCTTGCAGTCGCTACAACAGTCAGAGAAGCTGCCGCAAAAAAAAGAAAGGAACTTGAAGCAGAGGGCGTTATTGAATAAATATCCTGACCCTGCACAATTCATACTTGATTACAATCCAGATTTGCAGTTCAAAATTGTTAGGTGTAAGGCGACTCACTCCGATTTAGCCATGAATTTTTCCATACCTACATTAGGGCTATTGGCTTCGACTTATGGAGATGAGACCCCTTTGGAATGGTTGAAAATTCAATTCGGTACACTCAATGACTTCGCAGAGGTATCTACCAAGATTGCTAAGGAGCAGCTTAATGAGTTAGCAGAGATATTTATTTCTGAGTATTATTACATCAATGCAGCTGAGATATGCTTTTTCATTGCACGGTTTAAGTCTGGGAAATACGGACGATTCTATGGAGCTATAGACCCGATGAAGATTACAAGCGCTATGCTTGACTATATCAAGGAACGCCGCATTGACATTGAGCGTTACGAACGTGAGCAATACCGACTACAGCGCCAAAAGGAGATAGAAGAGCGCGGTAGCAACGGAATTTCCTATATCGAGTATCTTGAACGTGAACGTAAGCTTGTGGAAAGTGGAGATGCAGAAGCCATGAAACGAGCGGCAAATCGTGTATGTAGTATCAGTTTACGTAAGTAGTGGCGAAAGCATAAATTTGACAATAAAGTATGAGACTTACAATATGTTGGACGACAAGAGGCAGGCAAAGACGCTTTTACTATGATATATGCAAAAAGTTTGGCATATCGGATTACATGAGTGTTAATCATGAGACGCCATGCGATATAAGGGATGAAGATATGGAACTGTTGAAGGAATGCGAAAAACGAGGGTTTATCCAAATAAGAAACAAACGGTAAATAATCATGGACATAGAGATTGAAAAGAAAATCGAACAATTGGAGTATCAGCGCATGATTGATGAACTTGCAAAAGAGAGCAGAAACAAGAGTATGAACAAGGCAGAACATGCAAGGCAATGACTACCGACACGGCAAATCAGATAATCAGCAAGTATGAGAGCCTTGTAGTTCTGTGCACCTACAACATATTGCTCACGAACGACATCTGTTGCGGGCAGGTTATCGAGTGTCTGCATGCGATGAAGAGAACGCCTTATTACAAACAGGCATTCAAGCGGTATTTGAATGATGCCGATAAGGCAAGAAAGGAATACGAGTGTACTGTAAATAGCGTTATCGGTTCAGACCGGAGCGAGTTTTTCGCCGACTGCAACGACAAGTATACGGAAGAAGTGAACAAGCACGTGGATATGCTGTATTGGCAGTTCAAGCAGGTTCTCGACGATAACGGCATATCCCATTCCGCAGAGATTGCAAGGTTCGAGCTTGCAAGGACATTGTGTGATTACGCCTGCATCCAGTTTGACGAAAGGATTAAAGAACTTCGGAAGAAAGATGCACGGTTCAACGGATTTACGTTGGAATACCTGAAACTTTCAAATGTGGCAAGGGTGATGAACCTTGCTTCCGACTGTTTGAAAATCGGGAAAACGGTCAATATGAACACAGAGCGGTGCACAGCAGCGTTTGATGTGCTGGTAAGAAAGCTGTCGGATGCGGATAATATTGCCAACGCGATAAAAGTTTAGTGAGATGAAACTTATTTATAACCTTATAACCCTCCTCATGGACTGGCTTTCGGTAGAGGTTGGAGCGAATGAAGAGTGGTTCTGAACAAAGACATCATGGTGCAAAATGTGTGTTTCGGAAGACAATCGGAAACGGAATGAAAGAAAGAAATGAAAACAGTTAAACTTTCTAATTTAAAAGTCGGCGACCTTTTCATCCATAAAGGAACGGTGTACGAGATTATTACAAAGAGTAAGTGGACTTCCCAATGTAGGTATCTAAATGATAAATATCGCTTTGGTGGTTGGTGTCAATACTTGTATTGTGATTTTAGTAACTACACAAAAGTGGAAATTTAATATTAGCAGATTGATTATGAAACAGACAGTAGAAGAAGCAGCCTACAACTATCTCCAAAAGATATTGGAATCAAGCGATTTTGAGATAAACTTTGAAGAAGATAATTATGATGCCGGTGCTCGCGATGCAGTACTTGATGTAACAGAACGGGCTTATATAGCTGGTGCTGAATGGCGCATTAATAGCGTGTGGCATAAGACCAAAGATGAAGTGCCACAAGCTCATGGAGAATACGAAAATGAACATTATCCGCAGATACCATGCCTTGTATATGGGAAATTAAGCACTGGAACTGGTTACGGTGTCCGCTATTGGAATGTAACAGAGCAGTGCTGGGACGATGAAGAGTGTGATGATTACGAGTGTTCCAAAGATGCCATTGAAGAATGGGCGTATTTGGATGATTTAATACTAACCGAATAACATTTTTATGAACAGAGAAGAAGAAATAAAAGCAGCCAATCCCTATGGTAACAGTAGTAGTTTCGCATCAGGTAAAATGATTGGATTTACCATTGGGGCAGAATGGGCAGATGCTCACCCCAAGAACCCTTGGATAAGCGTTAAGGAACAGTTACCAGAAGAAAATGAGAATATCATTATCATGTGCAAGCATGGCGCAATATTTAATGGCACATACTGTAATGGAGTATGGTTCTGTATGGACGGTTATATCAATGATATATACAAAGACAGTCCTATTTACACTTCAATGAGCAGTATACCTCCATTATGGGAGCCTGTGGCCTGGATGCCCATCCCCTCTTTCGATGATATACTTGAAGCCAACAAGGATGTACTGGAACGATTAAAATAAGATAAAATGGTAGAACTTAACAAAATATATAATGAAGATTGTCAGGAAGGAATTAGACGTATTCCTGACGCAAGTGTAGATTGCATTCTTACCGACCCACCCTATCTTTATTTGAAAAAACAAAAATTGGAGCGTCCGTTTAATGAGCTAAAACTATTTACAGAGTTTAAGCGAGTTTTAAAATCTACGGGCTTTGTGGTTATGTTTGGAAGAGGTACTTCTTTTTACCGATGGAATACTATAATGGCGGATTTAGGCTTTATATTTAAAGAAGAAATAATATGGGATAAATCATACATAACATCTCCTCTACTTCCTCTATTAAGAGTACATGAGACTATTAGTATTAGCAGTGTGGGCAAAGGATGCATCAATAGGGTTAAAATTCCATATATAGAAGCAAAATGCGGTAATGTCGATTCTATATTACAAGATGTAAAAAGATTAAAAGTCATATTACATAATCCTATATCGTTAAAGGCGGTTGAAGATTTTCTTATTAACAATGTCGCTTCTTATAATCTTGACAGAGTTAGCGGGTATAACGTATCGGTTCAGCCGGGAATTAAGAATGAGAATAGATGCGCTGCAGTAATTAGAACTATGAGCAGTGGATGTACAGAAAGATCGATAATAAGAACAGATTTGTATAAAGATGAAAAAGCAAACAAGCAAGGGTTACATGGAGATATGAAAATCGGAAACAGGTCATGTAATATTATACAATCAATGGAATTTGGATTAAATGAAAAGTCGATTATTAAGGTAGCACGAGACCATTACAATGGGATACACCCTACACAGAAGCCTATTAGATTACTTGAACGTTTGTTAGCATTGACTACGAAACCCGGCAATGTGGTATTAGACCCGTTTGCTGGTAGTTGCTCAACTGCTATCGCATGTATTAACACAAATCGGGAATTTATCGGATTTGAGATTGATAAAGAATATTATGAATTAGGGGTGAATAGGCTGAAAAAGGTTTTATCAGAACCCAAGTTAGTAATGTAGGGATTGACGGATTAAAGAGAAAGGAGACCGAATACAGACATGCAGCCCAATGAAATAATAAATATAATATTGGATAATGGTCATATATCATTGCATAGATACAGTGACAATCCAAGTGAAATAATATTGTCATCCCTGTTTGTAAGAAAACAAAGACGAAATGGAAACGGAATCAATTTAATGCTTCGTGCAGAACAAATAGCCAAAAGATTAGGATGTGTCCGTGTATTTCTTGAGGCAAAGAAAGGTAGTTGGCAAGAGAAATGGTATGAACGATTAGGATATAACTACTGTGAATGTTGCCAAGAAAGAAGCGGACTAATATGGATGAAAAAAAACTTAGACAAATGAAAAGATACAGAATATACAGATACGGACTTTTTGACCACATTTTTGACGTTCAAGTGAAAAGTGGTATGGATGGGTACTCGTTAAGAGGTTTAAGGCGGATGTGAGTTCTAACGACGCGATGATAGACAATATTTATTACTGTGAAATACTATCCAAGGAACTTTTGGAAAAATTGGAGGAGGAATTATGAAATCAAAACAAGTATTATCAGTCGAGCAGATGAAACATTTGCAGGAGCTTGGGTTGGATGCAAGCGATGGAAGCATGTGTTGGTGCTACGCTCTTTTTTTATAAAAATGCAAAATGGGAACTTGAAATATATGAAGATGTAATAGACCAAAAACGGGATTCTAATTTTTGGGAAACACTCCCTACTTATACTTTGCAGGACATTCTAGATAAGCTGCCGCCTGTCATAAAAAAATATTATTGGCTTGCAATCAGAGTTAGTGCACACAAGGGAATGTGGTATGTAGAATATAATGGAAGAGGGTGTACTTTATCTTATTTTTATTCAGAAAATCTCATTGATGCAGCCTACGAGATGCTGTGCTGGTGCATTGAAAATGGGTATATTAAAACTAATCAGTTATGAAAGCGAGAATAAAAGCAACCGGGGAAATTGTGGAGGTTGAAGACTTATATGATGATGGGACTGCCTTAGTGAATGGTAGGTATTTCAAAGTGTCAGAACTCGACTTCTTTGATAATTTTGAAACTATTGATTGGGAGCAAAGGCGTTATGAATTGGCAAAATCCGCTATACAAGGTTTAATATCAAATAGTTTTTGGATGAAAAATTTAGGAATGTTTTTGGATGAGCACCCTGATAGTAAGATAGATGTAATTGAAACAATATCTATTGAATCAATTAACTATGCTGATGCACTAATAAAGAAATTGAAAGGGAAATAACCATGGATATAGAAGAAGCAAAAAACAAGAAAGCGAAAGCCGAAATGGAGATAGCTCATATTCTGGAAAAACTTGAAACCGAAACGGGTTTAAAAGTCAGCAACATGTTTTATATATGCAGAGAAAAGGATAAATCTGCGTTAGCTGTTTCCCCCATAGAGCATATAAAAACCAATATAATCTTAACGTTGTAATCATGGAAATTTCCGATAGGTTATTAGTTGATATAAGCCTTAAAAAGAAGGAGGGATAAATATGCAGAATGAAATTTCGTGGAACGAAAATACTTATTATAAGATTTACAATCCATATAGTGATATTTCTCCTTTAGAACCGTGTGATGCACCCAAAATGAAAAAATATCGCCCAAAATATGATAGGTGTACAAATAAGCAGATTGCGAAACGCAGGAAGAAGAATAAAAACCGTAAAACGCATAGGAGAAAATAATCATGGAAATAAAGAACGGAATAATAATAGACGGAGTGCTGCATAAAGCGGTGCAATATAAAATTAACTGTAAAAGATGTTCACTGCTATCTATGTGTCAGAAGTTTAATGTTGTTTGTGCCATTATTGGTTGCGAAGCATTCGTTAATCGTGGCAAAGTGACAGATATTAAGATAGATAAGGAGGAATAAATCATGCCAACAATACTAAAGCAAACTTACCCAACAGCCAAGAAAGAACACAATTGTGAATTTTGTTGCTGCAAGATACAGATAGGGCAAAAGTATGTCCGCCAGACAAATGTATATGACGGAGTTGTGTACGACTTCATCACACATCAAGAATGTAATGAAGTGGCTCATGAATTGAGAATGTACGATGATTGTGATGATAGCGGATTGGATGGGGAGACCTTTCGTGAGAACCTGGATGAATACGTTTATGTCAATCACTACGATAATGAAGCGGACGATATTTGTTCTGATTGGGATTTATCTCATTATGAAATAGCGAAGAAAGTATTGGAAGAATTAAAAAAAGAGGAATAACTATGGGATTTACAACACCGTGTTTTGTATTAAAGAACACATTACAACTTCGGAAGAAGTTGGAAGAGTTGGGGTATAGAATAGGCAATGAATACTGTATCGACAATAATTTTTTAGCTACAGATAATAATGAAATGTTTGGGATTGAAGAACCTTATCTTCCTGAGGAATGCAATGGGTACATTCATTGCGGATTTAACGAAGAACTTTTCTTGGCTATCGCTTCATTGAGAGATGACGCAGACAAATACCAATGGTTTACGGATGGGGATAAATGGATTCTGTGTCCTGAAATCAAGTTCTCTACTTATTGGGTTAATGATATTGACGTGAATTTGGACGCCATTCACAAGGCTACCGTAAACGAACTGATTGAACACTTTAAAGTATGAAGAAAATAATTATCATTTTGGCAACAGTTGCACTATTCGGGTGCAATAACTCTGGAGAATACCCTATAGAACACCGTACAAACGAGGGAAGCGTGACTTATCTCAATGATAGTATAGTGATTATCCGTACCCATAAAAGGGGGGGTTGGCAACTACGAAACGAAGATTATTAATTTGAAAAGACAATAGCCATGACCGAAGAACTTGTGACATTAGAGACTGCAAAGCTGCTGAAAGAGAAAGGTTTCGTTTGGGAGTGTGAACACATAATAGACCGCAATAAGGTTATTACAAAATATGACCTTCCGCAAAATATGTCGTGTTGTACGGAAATAGATGACGAACCAGTTGAATTTTTGTGTCCAACATTGTATATCGCCCAAAAGTGGCTGCGTGAAACCAAGAAGCTACACGTTGAAGTATCCTATATGTATGGAGACTATTGGATATATGATATACTAACAATACCGAACCATGATTTAGTGGGATTATCCGACAGGCCTTTGGTGCATTATAAAAGCTACGAGGAAGCACTTGAAGCCGGAATACAAGAAACTTTAAAACTTATATGAGAATGGACCCTGTTGTAAATGATGCTTATAGGCTTAGAAAACTTTTAGAAAAAGCAACGGGGCTAAAAGTATATAAGTCGGAACTAATAGCCAACTATTTTAATGGCTATCTAAGTATAGTACAAGAGTATAAGAATGAAACCAATCCGCACATTACAGTAGCACAAGGTAGCTGGTCGATAGAAAACGGTGGGGAGTATAAAATTTCACTCTATACACCTACAATCGTTATTAAAGGCAAGAGGATACTTAATACTCGTTTTGTAAAAGATGTAGCCTATAAGATAGTGGAAGCATTAAATGATGAATTTGGGGAAGATAATTGGAATACGTGCAATGAGGAGCAAAAGTGTTGGCTTCCCATGTCTCGAAACTCTTTCTATTTACAAATCCCAAATTTTGAGAAATATTAAAACTTATATGATTATGAAAGCAAACCTAATATTTTTTCTTGCGATATTCATCATATCAGCATTATTCATCGGTCATTTCCGACTGACATTCTCACCGTTCAGTGTATCCTTTCTCTATTGGCATAGGACTGTAGGAGTTATTCTTATCGTTGCAGGATGCTTGGTTTACAACATAGGTGAGCATGTATCCGGTTACAAGAAAGGACTGGATGAAGGTATGGAGATTGTTTTGAAAGAGTTAAAAAAAAGATACAATGAAGAAGATAATGTTCAATGAGATTTGGAAATCAATCACCCTAAATGAGTGCAATTTGGATGTATCAAATTATGGGAATGTTCGTTTTTCTAAAAATCATAAGAAAAAATCGTTTCATCTTAATAAATATGGTTATCCGACAATTCGCATTCAAAAAGACAGAAAGATATACACATATCGAATACACAGATTAGTCGCCCAATTATTTATTGAAAATCCCTATCCAGAAAAGTTCGATTGCATCAATCACAAAGACGAAAACAGACAAAATAATTTTGTTGAAAATCTTGAATGGTGCGATAGGAATTACAATAACAACTATGGCAGTCACAACGAAAAAATAGCAAAAAGCAAGAGTAAGCCAATCATTCAATATGATTTGAACGGAAATATTGTTAGAGAATGGGAGTCTGCATCTGTTGCTGCAAGAACATTAGGGTGTGCTCAATCAGGAATAAATTGGTGTTGTTTAAGAAAACCAAAACACAACACATGTATAGGTTTTATTTGGAGATTTGCGGACGATAAAGATACTAGATATAAAAATGGAAAATCTATAATCAAATATGATTGTAATGGAAATTTTATTGAGGAATATATAAACATTACCTCTGCCGCTAAAGAGAATAAGATATGTATAACTTCAATAACCAACTGCGCTAAAGGTCGGTCAAAGACCGCAGGAGGTTTTAAATGGGAATATAAACATGTATAATAAAATGAAGAAGATATTTTTTTCAGATAAATACAGTCTAACCCAGGCTGTATTGGATGGTCGGAAGACTATGACGAGAAGAATAATCAAATGTCCAAGAACTTTTAAAGGAGAATGGGTTGCCGGATTCAATATACACAGACGCCATTCTGATAAAAAGATTGTTGGTTGGCCTTATATGTATGATGCAGATGAAAGAGAGTTTGATATGGGCGAGATATTGCCAAAATACAAAGTAGGTGAAGTCGTTGCCGTTGCACAGAGATACAAAGATGTAGTAGAAAAAAGGAACGAAGCCCAAGAAACATTATGTCTATATAAAATAGGTGAAGAATATCTTACAATGGAAGAAATGGGAGCAGGATGGAGTAATACTATGTTTACAAAGGCTGACCTCATGCCCCATCATATCCGCATTACCGACATCAAGATAGAACGGTTGCAAGACATTTCCGATGAAGATTGCTTTAAGGAAGGAATTTTTAAATGGGATGCTGGACAAAAGGATATTCCTTTTTATTCATTCCATTACGCAGATATACCCGACTACAATGATCCTCGTGACGCATTCGCAGAACTGATAGATAAAGTCTCCGGCAAAGGTACATGGGAATCCAATCCTTATGTATTCGTTTATGAATTTGAACTGATTGATTAAAAACGAGAAAAGATATTGATTATGAAACGTGAAATAAAATTCAGAGGAAAAAGCACTGATACGGGGAAATGGATATATGGATTTCTCTCTTTTTTCTATACTGCCGGAAGGGACGAAAACGGACTTATCCTCACAGACAAGGCAAAGATATATTCTCCGGAAGACTGCCGGTGCGATGACGTATGGGCTGAAACTGTTGGTCAGTTCACCGGCTTATGTGATAAGAACGGTGAAGAAATATACGAAGGTGATATTGTTGAATGCAACGGAGATATATGCAAGGTTATGTACAGTAATCATTATGCCGGATTTGCGCTTGATAAAAAAGATTGGCTATATCTCCACTTCTTTGGAGAAGCATTTAGTAATAAAGATTGTCTTGTTATTGGCAACATACACGATAACATTGAGTTATTGAAATAAAACAACCATGAGTAAATTAGAGCAAATCGCCACAATTGATTACTGCTACTGGCGATTGGAAAAGTTGAATGAGGCTCTTTCCAAGCCTAAATCGACTATGGAGCGGTTGGTTGATAAAGCCTGCGGTTATAATGAAGTAGAAGAAGTGAAAAAGGAAGCTATAGCCCTTTTGGAACAGATTGTTGAAAGTAAAAAGGCTATCGGTGCGGATTATTCGAGAGATAGTGAGTTTCTTGATAAATTGAAGAGTAAATAATGTTATGAGTAAAAAGAAAGTATATATCAGTCTGCCTATCACTGGGTATGACATAAAAGATGTTGAGAAAAGATGCAAATCTGCTTCCGAGTTGATAGAACAACTTGGTTTTGAAGCTGTATCTCCCTTAGAGGTATCTTCAAATCCGGACGCGAGTTACGAAGAGCATATAGGCAGGGATATTACTGCCCTGCTCCAATGTGATGCTGTAATATTCCTCGAAGGGTGGCATTATTCCAATGGATGTAGTCTTGAACATAGTGCAGCCGGGATTTACGAGAAAGAGAGATTGTTTTCCATTGGAGAATTGAAACGCTACGCAAAAGAAATAGGCATATGAGCAAACTATACAAAGTAACCCTCTTCGGTAAATCATTCATTATAGGATGGTTCAGTTATGCAGATAAATGGTATCATAAATTTAGTATAATACATTGAACATGAAAATTATATTTCTTGATATAGACGGAGTAATTTCCACGGAAAAGTCACATTATACACTTGATAAGGATGCGTGTGATTTACTTGGTAAGATTATAGATGCTACAGATGCCAATATTGTCATTTCTTCGTCTTGGAGAAGAAACACGGTAGAAGATACAAAAAGGGAATTAACAACCATAAGACATTCAGTCCCGTTTCCATTTCCATACGCTGATAGAATTGTAGGAGTAACTATAAGAGCGTATGCCTACATTATGCAAGGTATTCATCTTAGCATTCCTCGTGGAGTTGAGATAAAACAATGGATTGACACTCATATCCACTCTGAAAATGGAAAAAATTGGAACTATAAAGAGATTGGATCTGATTTTAATTACGTGATACTGGATGATGATAGCGATATGCTTCTTGAACAAGCTGAACACTTTGTAAAGACTGATACTCTATTGGGATTGTCGGAAGATGATGTTGAGCGAGCTATTAAAATATTGAACCAATGAGAAAAGCAGACAGAATAATCAGAGACAAGTGTAAGGACGATATATCTAAGGTTGGCTAAGTATGGACTTACAAAAGTTAAATGCAGATAACATGAAAGAGAATAATATTTTAAACAAAGAGATTTATACAGAGGCTATGATAGCAGCCTCTAAGGTTGATTTCCTTGAGAGCAAGGAAGAGGTTAAGATGTATGCCACTTCGCTGTATAACGCAGTAATGTGGGGCAGAAATCATACGGTTAAAGCAAAAGAATTAGAGACACCAAGCTAATACCCTCACCAAAACGGCAAGCGGTATAACCCAATGGAGAACCCGTTCAAAGCGTTCTAAACGTTCCATTGGATAACCCGGAAAAGGCGGCAATAGTCCATGTAAAGGACATTGTCCGCCAATTCAAGCAGTTCATCTATGTAATCCCTTTTTCGCATCACGTTCAAGTTTTCTACGTTGTTGGCGGTTTATGCCATTTGCCGCGGCAAGGCTGTTCAGCGTATCTTTCTGTTCGGGAGAAAGCATGTTGTATACTTCTTCCCGTGATTTGCCTGATAAAATGGCTTGTACTATTTTCCACATAAGCTACGTCTACAATGTTCACACAAAAATTTCTTCGCTACCGGGAACATCTTCTGTCCCACATATCCGCTAAGGTACTGCGCCTCTTCCCCGTATGGGTCGATGCCGAACGCCCGTGAGATATGCCGACATAGATGCCCCTTTTCATGGTCGAAAGAGTTTTGAAACTCTGCCGGGGAAGAAGTAAGGGCTATAACCATTACGGTTTGCCTATTTCGGATATTAGAGTAAGTGATACCCGTATTCAGATTGCAGGAGCGCATGTTCTTATAGGCATTCGTCAAATCCAGCCCCCTGCATCCTACCCGCTGAAGGTCGGCGATGATATGGTCGGTATAATAGCAGTCCACCGCATAATATACACGCACTTCCCAATCATAATCCGGTATGTAAAATTCCTGTATTATCATAGGCTACATCATCTGTTCCCACATGATAGGATTGCCGGAGCCTATGCAGTCGGCATAGAACCGCGTGAAAGGCATTCCATTGTAAGCGTCCACATCATCTATGTAATCCTTAATGAACAATGCGAGATGTGCTTCGTCAGTGATAGAACTTTTGTAGTAATCCGACTTCGCCATGTTTGCCACGTAAACGCTGTCGTACCCTGCATCCTTCTCCAGGTTTATACTGTACTTTTTAAGAAGCTCCTCTACCTGTTCTTTGCTGATTGGTTCAAGTTTTTCCTCCTTTCCCGTAGATTTGTTTTCCATCTTCATGCGGGAAACAGCCCATAGGCACATCTTCTTGCTGAAATGCCATCCGTACTGGCTGAGATAGTCAGCCATTGCAGGCGGTATTCTGTCGTATGTATCTAATCTTTGTTTCATATTTTCCTGATTTTAAGTGATTGGCAAAAGAGGGGAATAATCCCCTCTCCATTACATGAACTCTCCGTTGGCGCGTCTGCGTCTGCGTTCGCCCATATCATCACCGTAAGGCTGTGAATCGCGGCGTTCGTTGTAAACCGGATATTCCGGGAAGTAACCCGGCATGCGGCGTTCGCCCATATCTGAGCCGCCGCTATAGCTTCCACCGCGTGAACCGCCGCTGTTACGATAGCCCATTTCACCGCCCTGCATCTCACGCATGGCTCTCTCGTAACCATAACGGCAACCCTCTCTATAGGCTTCTTCCATAGGATTACCGCCTCTCATACCGAAGTCACGGTCATATTCTCCGCGTCCTTCTTCCAATATTTCCCACATTCCCATATTATTTCTTTGTTTTAGATGTTTCAGCAACTCCGAGCTGTTCCATAAGCCGTTTGTTCAATTCCATAAGGTCGGACATGTTCTTGCTCATTTCCGCCATTTGCCCTTTCAGAGAGGATATTTCCTGTTCCTGACGTTGTTTCTCTGCAAATTCAGGGTTCAAGAGCGTCAGCATCTTGTCACATCCCGCAATGACGGAATTGTGGAAGTCCATGCTATTGATAATGTCTATGCTTTTCTGTTTCATAGAAGCGACCTCGTTGTTCATCGCATCACGAGAGCATGACACTACGATATTACCGTTCTGTCCGAAGTCGGCTATATCCATGCCGGCAGGTAGATTTTGGAAAGTCGTGTTCTGCCCGTTGATACAGACAACGACGTCCACAACCATTTCCATTTGGGGCAACTGTCCCATAGGGGGTGCCATAGGATATTTCGGCTTGGGAGCGGAAACGCTGACTACCGGACCGTATTCGATAAACGGGTTAGCATCCTTATGAAGTATATACAACTGGTTATTGGTACGAAGTGATTGAAACATATTGGTTTGATTTTAAAGGGGAGTGGCTATTTCCATTTTGGAAACAACCACAAAGCCCCATGTTAACTACTTGCTCTTTTGAGCGGTTGCTTCTGCTGTCGGAGTCGGTGTCGATGCGGTTGTCGGACGATACCCACCGTTAACAAGGAACAGTTCGTTGGTGTACTTGTTATAGTGAATTTCGTAGATACCCGTTCCGGCAAGGTTGCCGACAGTCACCGGCTCATTGTTGTAAGCCAGCAACGGTCTTGTATCCCCGTTAGTCCCTATCAGTATCGGGAGTGTAGCAGTCGTACCGGCAGGTATTTCCTGGCGGAGACTGACATAGAAACCGCCTACATAGCTTCTGTTACGGAACGCATGGTTAGGCAGCTCCAAAGTCACGTTCTCCGTGCCGACCGTTACGGCTACCGTAGGAAGGGTATTGAAATTAGCCCTTCCAATAGTAGGGAACAAGAAAGGAAATCCTGTAAAAAAGTTAGGCCACATAATTACCTCCTTTCTTACCGGAATTAACCCCAGTAGTTGTTACAACCACAACCGCCACGTCCATACATTGCATCACCGGCGTAAGCACCGAAAGCCGCAGCACGGAAACAGTCTGTGTTGATGGCTTGAATATTAGGGTAAACAACCGGAACGGTGTTAGGCATCTTGCATTTTATTCCATCGACATCGGACTGCAATGCCTGCAAGCCTGCTGCCAAAGGAGCAATCTGTTGTCCTACTGAATTCAGGATAGTAGCATTCTGGTTACGTTGGGAGATTTCAGCAGTCAAAGTGGCTTTTTCTGCTGTAAGAGCCGCAATCTTGTCCTGCAATGCCTGGTTCTGCATGGCGTCCAGCTTTGCAAGGATAGCATTGGTATTGGCGGTCGCACCGTCACGCAATGAAAGGGCATTCTGATTGGCTGTGTTGACAAGCGCGTTGGTCTGATTGCACATCGCAAGCTGGTTCTCATAGCCCATTGTGGTAATGGCGTTCTGAGTCTTGCAGCAACAATCTGCAATCTGAGTAAGAACAGCCTGATTTCCGGACTGGAATGCGTTGATGATTTGCTGGCTTGACATACCCACCTGATTGCCAACATTGGCGATAAGTCCCTGGATGTTGCACAAGGCGCTCTGTAACTGTTGGGTAGAGCAGTTCAAAGAAGAAGCAAGCTGGTTGATGGCATTGCCATTGCCCTGAATGGCTGACATCAGGTATTCACGACCGACATCACCGTTAAGCTCGGCAGGCAGACCGCCACCATTGCCAAAGCGGTTGCCGAAGCCGTTGCCGCCCCAACAGAACCACAAAAGGATAATCCAGATGAACCACCACGAGCCGCCCCATTGGTCTTGGCTGCCACGTCCCTGGTTCAGTAAAGCGAGAAGGCCGGGGTCTACACCCTTGCTTCCCATCAAGTTGGGCAACATAGCCATGATGTCGAATTTGCTTCCGCCACCATTTCCGTTGTTCCCGTCTTGGTTGAAGACATACGTTCTTTCCATAGAGATTTATATTTTGTATTACGGTCAAAATCAACCGCATCACAAAAGTATAAATACGCAATCTGCCATGAAATCAGTTGTTTCCCAACGCTTTCCTAATGTTTTCCCAATATATTCTCAACATTTTCCCGCCTTCCATACGTTCCTGGAAATTGGAAATCATGTAGTTTATCGCACGTTTGGTCTTGTGGATTTTAGGAGCTATCTGCGAAGGATACATTCCCCTTTCGACAAGCAACTGTACAAGCAGATAGCGGGCGTCTACGGTTTCCGTATCCTTATCCGAAGATAGTATTCGGCTGGCGGGTATTTCGGTCTCCTGCGCCACGAGATTGATTGTTTCGGCAAAGATTTCTGACTTACACATAGTTTTTCTGAATTTTATATTTATCTTTGCCCTGCCACATAAAATATTTGATTATATACGAACAAAGCATAAGATACTGTGTTGAAGATATTAAAGCCTCCAACGTGCGGTGTCTTATGCTTTTTTCAAATTTTTATGTGGCAATAATTATTTGAACGTTGGGGGCTTTCTTTTTACTCTAAGCCCCGAAAGAGTGTCAGCTACAAGCCAACTTCTACATCGTTAATTTCTTTCTTACCATACAAATAGATTATAACTTATTCCTGCGCCTACGTACATGCCGCCCGGATACCCATACCCAGCCTGCAACCCTAATCCCCAACGCTTCTTCTTCGGTTTGATGGGAACCGGATGATAGATGTCATTCGTTACCGTCTGATAAACCGTCCTCGGATACACAGTCATACTATCCAGCCGTGGGTCTACATATCCACTCACCACCGCACGATACAGGCTATCTTCATACACAACCCGTTTGCGATGAAGCAAGGTATCACCTATACGTACTGTGTCATTCGGCAATATCTGCCAAAAGACAGCTATCGGCGAGGAGATAAGAACCGTATCAAGTTTGACAACCGTCTGTATCTTCGTCTCGGTGCGGATTTCTGCCGGCAAAGGCTCGAACGGGCGGAACCACGCCACCACACAAGCGATGGCCAGCAATACAACTAATAGCCAGGGTAGTTTTTTCATGACCTCAACAAATAATGATTTACAACCATACCCGCACATATCGCGACAGCTCCACACAGCAAGTCTATTTTGCTCCACTTGCCGTTATAGTAGTGGCAACGGTCGCTGTTCTCCTTGATAAAGAGCATCAGCAGTGCAGTGCTGCCACCGAATACTATGGCGGTGGATAGACAGACCACCGCACCTAAGATGTTATTTTTCATACCATAAATAATTAGTAAAACACTATACCGTAGCTCCATTGGCATCTACCCATGAAGAACCGTTCCACCATATAGGTTTACGCAGGGTCACATCAAAAAATTGAAAACCATTATCTGCATTGCCAGGACGTTGTGAAGTAACTCCTACATTTAAATATGGAATTGCGAGAAAATCAGTAAGCGGACTTTTTAAATTCCCACTCGTTGAGACCAAGACTCCCTGATTGTAAAAGAAATGCGAGTATAAAGTTTTGTCCGGTATATCGTCCTTTACAGGTTTCCACAGCAATACCGATGTCTTCATGCTCGACCAGGTAGAATCATGTTCACCGATTAGCGCACAGTCTGAAAAATCCTGAAACGATAAGGTTTCAACGTCATTAACCGAACTGAATCCAACAACAACTTCTTTTTTCCCGTTAGGTGACTCTCTGTATACCTCAAACCCATAGTTCTTACCTGGGTTTATATAGAAATATGGCGTTTTCTCTTTATCACTATCGGTAATATCTATATTAAGAACACGTTTGGCAATAGGTATATTTTCTCCACACAACAGATATATTGTATATTTATAACTTCCATTTTCCCTATTATTAATAATATTACCGGTATCCCTTAATTCAATATTTCTTTTGTTAAAAGCGTCCATAACATACTGACGCATTCCTAATGTAGTCGTTCTATTATAATTATAATAACAGGCTTTATACCAATTTGTATCAACCAATGTTCCTCCTATTCTACAGTTGAGAAATACGCAATTCATATCCACAATATCAGTATTATTCAAAAACTCAGGCATTGTCATATCTCCGGCTTTATCCCATAACCCTCTAAAATAACAACCAATATATGTTACGCCTTGATTTTCACTTAATATCCTGCTATTCATATAAAAATAGCAGCCTATAAAGTTGGCTTGAATGAGACCTCCACTACCTTCAATTGTAACTCCGCTGATTTCCCAGTGACAGCCGGTAAAATTAGCTTTGATTTTTTGAGTTAATGTTATATTGCTTTGAATGCAATTAATGAAGTTAGTATACAGTCCTTCTCTGAATGTACCTAACTTATAATCAAAAGTCTTTTTTTCATTATACCCTCTGAATTCATTTACCGAATTAAATATCCAAGCATCTCCCGCTAACTCTTGTCCCTCATTCATTTTGGATATAGTACCATCCCTTAACACCACATTTATAGCATCAAGCCGGTATGTTACATCTGAATAGGTGTCCTCCCATGAATAATAAATGATATTATGCCAACGCATGACATCAATATATCTATCAGCCAATGCCAGTATATAAGGAACCCGCCTTATATTCATATTATCCAAATGTACAGGAACCCCACTGATTATGACAGGAATTTGCCAATTACGGTATTTCGTATCGCTGCCTTTAGACATGATAAATCCTTCTTTGATTGAAAGCCCGATAGAAGAGTATGCCGATCTCCAATCATTTATTCCATCATTCATGTTTATGACAATATGGAAATCTATGAAAGAAGACATATTCATGTCAATCGACAATTCATTCAAAATCTTTGCATCTATGTCTTTGGTAAACAGATAAGTCTTCTTATTGGAACATCTTATACTGCGACATATCCGCACGATTGCATTAAATGCATCAGAGCTGTCTGTTTTACCGTCGTTGGACGCGCCAAACCATTCCGGCATTAAGTATTTGTTTTCTACATCCCCTTTGATATTCAACGCATTTAAAAAACGCCCCCCATTAAATTTTAGAATACACCCTTCAGGAATGCTTATCTCAGCACCATCCAAATCAAAATCATACCTGATTTCGTATATAGTATCAGGCTGATTTATCATTTCCTGGGTAAGAATATTCTTTCTACCAACAATATTCCTACGCAATATCTTATACCCCTTGCCGCTGAATCTGTCAGGACTAAAAGGGCGGTCAGCAAATTTTAAAACACTTAAGTTTTCCCCTTTGTCTACAGACACAAGGTCTTCGTCATCCGCAAGATTGTTTATTGTACCGCCACCACTTGCGTTAATAAATTGCTTGGTTGATTCGGACAGCATATCAGGGATAACACGCTGGGAACTGAAATTTGAAATAGCATCGCTTTCAACTTCCTTTATTTTACTGATTGCTTCATCTCTAATGTCAGTCAATTTATCTTCATTTGATTTCCAGTTCTCGATATTTTCAAATACTCCACCTGCAAATTCCCATGTCTCCACAAGTCCGCTATTGTTCAAGAATGACACCTTTAGCCCAACCATTCTTATATCTTCCGGAACTTGAACAATAGCACCTTCTAATGTATATCTATTACTGCCATCAATCCCGGATGAAGGATGATGAATGGAAACATTATACTCGGTTATATAGCTTATATATCCACCTTTTCCGGAACTAATGAAACTCTTTAGGACGTTAGGGGTGATAGAACCATTTTCTCTGTCTTCTTGAAATGGAAACTCCTCATTACCCGTCAAAACGTATCTTTTGGGGAGTTGTCCAATTTGTTGTCCTTTTTCTATTTTCTCTTCCATACTACTATTTATTTTTACTTGTAAGCAATATCGGCTCTTCATTAGTCAACAACAATGGAGCGCCATTGGCTAATAATAAATACCCTTCGTCAGGAAATGGATGCGGCTTATTTCCGCCAGCACCGGGAAACCCTATGGTAAGTATGCTGATTACGGGAATGCCGATTATAGGAATGCTGATGTGAGGGATAGTGATTGGTTTCATAAGGCTATCCCTCTTTAATCATTTTCGCTTCTGACACTTTCGTAGCACTTCTTATTGTAATTTCCATACCTGCCGCTATGCCAATAAGACGAAATATCACATTGGAAGGACCTAAGGCTTGATTGGCATTTGGGGAAAGCGGGATAGGATTCATGCCCTCGATATTGGCAAATACAGTCACCATTCCGCCCTTGTTCTTTATCTGTATGGTAACGGGATTACCGTCACTGACAAACGTTGCGTAATACGCTGTTTTGCCTTCTTCTTGTTGAAATGATAAAACTTCTGCTGCCATGATGTTTACTTTTTAGAGTTATTCAAATAGTTCACAATTCCCTGCACATGCAAGTCCACTATTGCCCGCTTCCCCTCTTCCGATAATAAGAAGCCAACATCTTCCTTATTGTCTTGGAATAGGTTCTCTGTAAGGACTGCCGGGCACTTCGTGTGCTTCAAAATGTAGAACCCGCTTTCCTTATCAGGGTCGCCATCCGTCATATCCTTGCGTATCTTCATACCCGGCAAAAGTCGTCCGGCTGCCACATATAAGCTATCAGCTAATTTATCGGCTTTCGTCTGACCTGCCGAAGTCCACGCTTCCCAACCACGTGCCTGCATCCATTCAGAGCCGCTTCCCGCTGCATTACAGTGGATAGATACGAGGATTGTGTCACTTGCCTTGTATTCGTTCGCCCTACGGCAACGCTCCGATAGAGGAACGTCTATTTCCTCTTTGACGATACGTTCGGCATCAACGCCTTGTTTGCGCAATTCGGCTTCCAAACGTATGGCAATCTCACGGGTATACGCATACTCTTTCAATCTTCCGTCCGGTGAACACTTGCCCGAAGTGTTACTTCCGTGCCCGTTGTCAATCAATATTTTCATTCTGCACATCCTCCTTGAAATATTTGTCATAAACCACATGAGCCACCCATCCGGCAACAACACCGACACCGAATGATGCAACAGTAGTCAGGTTCACCCAAAACGGGGTGTAGTGCATGTACAGCATAACTCCCACGATGATAGCGATAACAATCGCTGCGATAATCAGTTTCTTTTTCATTTTGTTACTCCTTATCTTTAGTTATTATTTCACTCATATCTTCTTTCTTGACATCGAGCACTTTCTTTCCGAACAATCCCAACGCTTTCAGTAAGTTAAAATTATATCCCTTTGGCTTCAAGATATTGCTTATGATAGAGCAGAACTCTATGAAGCAGACAAACAAGCATGAATACACATCAATATTCCATTTATTGCCGGAAGCAATGTTTATCATCACCACCATACAAACAAAGGCAAAGTATGTCACCATTTTACCCATAGTACGGCGCACGGCACTTGAAAACCGAAATTCTTCACCCAATAGCAAGCATTTCCTTATCCCGAACATTAAATCGCATACAACGACTGAAAATGTTACTATCAGCCACGGTATCATGTGTTCCAATGACTGTGCAATAAAACTGCTTGCTATTACCGAGAAACCACCCGGTATGCTTTGGGTAATAATGTTATTCTTCATCTTATCGTTATTTGTCAATTATTCCTATCTTTGTGTCTCTTATCAAATAAGCGAACTACTGTCATTCCGTTTTGCTCGTGAGAGTAGGACGGGATTTTCATATCTTGCCGTAGTATCTGAACCATGCGCCCCATTTGCGTTCTTTCAAATAGTTAGGGTTGTCTTGGTTAAGTTTGGCTTCCATCTCAAATGCGCTCGCACGGTAAGCGTTTTTATTGACCTCTCCGTCCCCAATCTTGTTGTCTGTGAACAAGTGGTACACGAAGCTCACAAACCATTCTGTCAAATAAAGAATGTAGTAGAATAGCGGGATAAGTAACAACCACCACGCACTGACATTGAACGCCAGCAATACGGACGGGATAGCCGCTATCTCCATACACTCGAAGAACTGTTTCTGATGTGTACGTTCATGGCGTATGATTGTTTCGGACAACTCTTTCAACTTCGTAAGGATAAAGCCGAAGAACATAATTGTTGTGTAGTCGCCAAATAGGATAAGTTTGGCAAACCAGTTTTCATAAAATACTTTTACTCTCATAATCAAATAAGTTAAATTCAATTCTTATAATTACTTTCTTATATAATTATAGCTGTATAATTTACCATCAATTTTAAATTCAGTAAGCATCGTTGGAGTGCTCGTTTCGTTGGCAATATAACGAGGAGCACACAGACCTAATAGAACAGCATAATTACCGTAATTTGTGACAGAACCGTAAACATCAGGAACTACTTGTTTATTAAGAGGACAAACTTTAAAACCGCTATCTATTCCAGCTCCAGCTAATACAATTCTATATTCAAAACTTTCTATATATTTTGAAAAATATAGGGCTACTTGAAAATTTTGCGGGTCTCCAAAATAAGGCAACTCTATGTATTGCTGAAGAGTAATGGGGGTTAAATTATTCTCACCAACACAAGGATAAGGATAGCCAGCATAAAAAATGGCATTGCCGATATTAAGCAAATCAATATTTTTATTTCCAACAGCAAGATTACTAATAGATGTAACTCCAATTTTAACCATATCTAACTATCTCCATTTTTTAATATCAGGGTTTATATTTCCGCTCTAAATTCTTATCTCTCATATCAAGCATCTGTTATAGCATACATTGTTCCTCCATCCTTAGAGCTAATAGCCTCGTACTCGGCAGCGGTTTTCTTGGTGAGGGTGGTGAGGTTGTCGGAAACGAGTATATCTTTTACTACGAAAAAATTTGTAGTATTTGAATTCAATGCAATAAAAATTCTTTTTGTAACTAAGCTAATATTATTTGCATCGGCAATAGAAGTATAAGTATAAATAAACGAAAGTTCATAAGCTCCATTATCGGGATTGCAATATGTGTGACTCGTACTTACTTTAAAGATTTCTTTTTCTGTAATTTTTAGGAATAAAATATTATCACTTAATAATCTCTGTATAATATTTTTAAAATTATCAATGCTTCCAAATACAAGATTTATTTTTGATTCGGCTTCTCCTGCTTTAACTTCTTGATTTGAAATCAACTGTATATGAGCTTCATCTGTAATCGTAAGCATAATGTGTTTATCATCCACATACTTCTTCGTTGCAGGCTGGTAATCGCCCGTAGGGGTGAATGATGAAGTGTTGGTTTTGGTGAGGACGTCGTCCGTAAATGCAAACTCTTTCCAATTAGTCCTAACGCCCTGTTGATTACCACCACCTCTTGCAAACCATCTATTAGTTAGATAAGAGCCATAGATTTGATTAGAATGACCATAATTGGCGTTTGCGAAAATCAATGCTCCATTCTCATTAATAGGATAATTATTTTCAGGTGATGTGTAATCAGCAGTGCTTTTCTGCGTAGCAAACCCCGCTCCATTTATATCGTTTAAATTCTCTGATGTAAGATTTAAATGCTCAGGAACTTCCGCCCAATCCCCATTCTTACGACCGTATGCCTTTCCATCAGTTGGCGCTTCTTCTATGCCGCCAATCTTCCCCTGGCTTACCCATTCACCGTTCACCCATGCGTAGTAATCATAAGGGGCTTCCGTACCTACAGCCATGAACCCGTCAACTGCCGAACCATCGGGAACAGCGGATTTCAAGGCTTCAAGGGTGGCGTATTCGCCGGCTACCTTAAATGACTTCCCAGGTTCACCCTTGCAATAAATATCCGTCTTGTCGAAACTTTCCGTATCCTTGTTATACACATAGACATAGTGGTCTTTGCCGATGTATGTCGGATTGTTGGCAACCTTTTCGGCATCTTGGGCGGCTGTATTAGCGGCTGCGGCTTTTTCTTCGGCATTGGATGCAGCGTTGTTTGCGGATTGGGTAGCCGCTTCCGCCCCTTCTTTAGCTGCGTTGGCATTGGATGCAGCTTGTGCCGCCAGTCCTGCTTTCTCATTAGCGGAATTTGCGGCTGTCTGTGCTGCTGTGGCGTCGCTTTCTGCTTTAGTAGCGGCTGCATTTGCTTTATCGGCAGCTTCCAAAGCGGGAGCGGCTAACAATGTAAGTGGGGCACGTACAATCTTCGGCATGTCCTGCCCCTCTACTTCTTGATATGCGGGCAGAGATGTGATACCGTCCAAACTTTCCGCTTCCGGCACATCGCCAACACCTTGTGAACCTTTTTTTAGTTCATCTTCTATTTCTCGTAAATCCTGTTCTGTCCAAGCCATAATTATTCCTGTTTATCGGTTGCTTCTTCCGGTTGATTGTTGATAGCACGATTGAGCGCGTCAATAAAAAAAGGTTTGCAAAAAGCATTTGCATGCTCTTGTATCAAGGATGCTTCTTCATCGGTATACTCTGTCTCTTCATTGGAGTTGTATATCTTCAAAGCGAGTGCATGCGATGCGATACCGTTACCGTTCCGGTATAATACATTCGCAAAATTCTCTCTACAATCTATATTTTCACAATGCTTACGGGTAATGTCCGTAGCAATCAGTAATTGTTTAAAATTTATCTTTTTCATGAGCTTGGGTATGATTTAGTTAATCTTCCATCTTTATAAAAAGAAAGTCCGTCGATGCCAAGAGACACTTGGTATCTTGACCCACTTAAATTTGAAATCATTGACAATGACCCTGCAAAAAGGGTTGTAGACGCAGTTAAGTTGCCATTACTTGCTATATTGTCTAATTTTAATCTTGGGTAAGTAACAGAAGTACCTCCGACTCCACTATCAAGGAATGAAATTCCACCCACATCATATCCTTTTGAATTATAAAACTTTATGCTGTTTGAATTTGGGTTTATTTCTATTTTTGTACCTGACGAAGCGGTTGATATTTTGCCGACAATGCTAACATTCCCATTTTCGTCTATCACCAAAGAGTTGTTAGGAGTTCTTACATTTTTAAACACCCCGCTGTTTGCATTTATCTCTCCTTCAAAATATCCACCAATAGCCTTTATTGTCCCGTCTGCCTGAATAGACACATTCCCGTTGGCGGATATATTTCCGGTAAAGTATATATTTTTGGAAACCACGGAAATGTTATCAAGTGCCACATTGATTTCTGAACCTAATCCGTCTTTTTTGACATATAATTTAAGTTCATCGGTAACCCCATTGATGTCCAGCCCCAACTGCGTTACATCTTCCTCTATTTTTGTAACAGACAATTTGAGGTTTTCCGCTGTCTGCTCAATCTGTGAGAACCTTTGATTGTTACTTTCTGAGAGTTCCTTTACTTCCAACCTGATACTTTCCGCAGTCTGCTTTATTTCGGAACTTAATTTAGTATACAAATCCTCGAATGCGTTTTCGGCAAGAGCCAGCGAATGTATGTATATATCCCCCGTAAACTTTAACTCGAAGTCGCCCGTTCCGTCCCATGCGCCGGAATACTCCTTCATTCCGTATTCCTCGCCCGGTTCAAGACGTTCGGTGAAATGCAGGTTCTGACCGGGAAATCCTATTGTCAGCGTTCCGGCTGTAGCTACCTTATACCGGAAAGAGATAAAAAACTTCTTCGGTTCTTCCCCTTCCTCATAGGTCGGTTTATTGGCTAAATCTGCATTGGACTGTTTAATTCCGGAAGAAAGAATACGAAGCACGTTTCTATCCCCGTCTCTGATAACGGCAGCCATGGCATCCTTGCGGGAATAGAACTTGTCGTTAACCAATAAGAACTTTCCGTTTACAGTAAAGAAACGAACATCGTTCTTTGTCTCCCAACCGTTCGTATTGCTTGCAAATGATGCGTTATACAGATAATTATCCTTTGCCTGCACCTCGTCAAGCACTTTGGAGATTTCAGAGTAAATCAAATCTTCCAATATCTTGAACTGGGTAAGGATATTCACACCCGTTTTCAAGATAAAGTCACCAGTAACTTTATTCCCATTAGGACTGAAAGCTGTCACTTCTTTACCAGTCAAAGAATAAGAATCAATCCCTGCATACTGACGGAAGCTCGGAGTATCATTCCCGTATGCTGCCAATACGATGGCGTTCTGTCTGGTCTTATCCGTCCGGTTACCTAACTGTACAATGTCATCGCCTGCTTGTGGTGCGGCAGACCCCGTGTCACAGTCGCTCTTCGAAAGGTCTATGTAATTGTCACCTACGCTTGTCACCAGCCGCCAATAGTAGGTATTAGAGACGTTCTCATGTACGCCTGGCTTGATGTTGAATGTCTGGCTGCGGGCTTGGTCTCCTATTACAAATTCCTGAACAATGGTCTTTTCCCCGTCTGTGTTCTCGAAGTAACAGCGGTAAAAGGTATCGTATTCCTCTACCTTAGAACATGACATGGATGCGGGAGAAAGTATTATCTGACCGCCAACCTGGCGTAATCGCTGTATCAGCAACTCAATAAACGTGGCACTCTTGCGTGCCAGCATATGGTCTACTTCCAAATAGCTGTCGCCCGTCTTGCTGTCTACTTTAATAACAAAGCCTTCGCCGAGAGCACCGGAAGAAAAGTTCATGGACTGGATGTAGTCTGAAAATAATCCGCCTAAGAACTTTATTAAAAATCCAGCTTCGTCCGGTCTGTCTTTTCTTATAAAGAACTTGGATAAAGCCTCTATATCAAGAGCCTTAAAGTAGACAATTCGGTCGGCGGAAGTCCTGATGAACAGTGCTGGGTCGGCATCTGCGACGCATATATATATTTCCCCGAGATTCAGACCTTGTAAATGCTCTTCATCACTCGGAGATAAAGCAGGGGGAGCTGCCTGATTGTTTTCATTAAGAGCATCACCAAACCATAATATTTTACTAAGCCTTTTTTTCATACCTCAACCTTATCAACATTAGTAAATGCAGCTTTTTCTGCGCTGAATTGCAATACTTCCCCATCTTTGGCATGGTCTATCAGAAATGCAGGGAAAGAGGCGGAAGAACCCGCTTCAGGAGAGCCACCGATACCCGCAATGTCGTTGTTTTTCGGTTCAATAGTTACTTTGTATATGAATAGCTGACTGTCTACATTTACTGTTTCTTTTTCATCGTCAGGGGTCGAGTTACCCGAACGAACGTACTTCGTGCCATTAATTTCCACCATTGAAAGACATAAAATGCGGTTAATATGTCTTGAAAACCAATAAGGTACGCCTTTTGAGTCTCCTATTGTAAGTTTATACACATCATAGGGTATTGCATATAATTCTTCTATCTCTTGCTTTTGATTACGGTATTGCTCATTATCCACCTGTGCAGAATAATCAGATGGCTTAATTCCCGCTTCCAAACGAAAATTGAATATTTGTTGAATATCGTTTATCCAAAATATATTATCAAGACCAGAATTATTGTTCTTGTGAGAATAACGAATAAGTACTGTTTCCTCTAATAGAGTGTCAGAGGAACATACGATAAAAGGTTCTGAGGTACTTCCATTGATTGTTACTGTATATACGGCATCTTCCAATTCCCGGAGAATAGCGTAATACATCATTACGTTATCATTGTGATTATATGTAGAAAGTGGTATTGATGTGGAATTGCCAGTTGCAAGGTCGTTTAGGCTCGCTGATACTTCCTCTGAAGCATTAGCAAATACCTGTATATGGATTTTGTCAGAAGAGTGAAACTTCTGAATATAGTCCATATCAAGCCCAAACTCATATTTTATAGGTGAGAAAAAAAGAGGGCAAACATCACCAACTTTTACCATGTCTTTTCGTCCTTTTTACAGTGACGTGTAACTTCACACATCTTGCGCAAATATACACACTATTTAGACTAATTCCAAATAATTATTTTAAAAATAATCAATTCACATCCTTTACTATCAAAATATATTTTACCGCTTCCGGTCTGCCGTAGTTATAGCTTGCACTTTTTACGTAGCCTTTATAGATACGCCCGTTCTTTTCCACCCGAATGTAACCCGTCAAGTCTGACGGTATTTCCAAATCTCCGGTCTTGACGGAAAGTTCTCCTACCGTGAACAGTTTGTTTCCCAATACAATACTCGACCTTTCGCTAACTCCATTGATTGTCACATCACTGTTACCGTCAGATGATGTAAACTCCAACGCGTTGGCAAAAGCACCTATATACCTTGCGTTTGCTTCAATCATAAACCTTTGGGAGTACATGGCATTGAACATAGTAGAAGGAGATATGACACCGGATATTGTATATCCATCCCTTACAAGCTTGTATTTTTCTCCGTCAAGTGATGCTCCAACAAAGAATATATCATTATCACTGTCGCTGTCAGTCGTATCTTCACCTCTTTTTTCCGCAAGAAATTCCATACCATAAGCATCGGCTCTATATGGGCTAACTAATTCCAATACGTTATCTGTCAATGTAATGCCGGTGGTGTATTCATTGGTAAAGCGGAATTCATCGCGACCATTTACACTATCGTAATCCTGTTTGTCATACCCGACTTTTACCCCCGAATAAACCAGTCCGGCATTCACATTGTATTCCAAATCGGAAGTGCTGTCCTGCAAGTCCTTTATTTCTGTATCTTGGAATAAAGTATCACGATGAACAAATGTCACCTTCTCGTCACCGATTACAGGGACAAACCCAAATTCCGCGCTCATCCAATTGGCGAATTTGGTATAAGATGTATATATTTTGGCATTGGGAAGTCCTCGTATGCTTTCTGCCGGAACTATCATCGCCATGTCTAAACGCTCATCTACTCCGGTGGCGATTTCACCCGTTACATTGTTCTTATCAGTTATAGACCTCAGTAAACGGTTAAGCAATACTTTAGGACTGATACAATCTATTTTTACAGATTTTCCACGCTCGGAAAAACTTATATTTAACGGTGTGTCAAGACTGTTGAATTTAAAATTAACGGGAAAATTTTGATATATAGGGTCAGATTTTGCAAGTGCTATATTGAAATTAATCATCTCACCTGGAGATATTGTCAAATTCTCATCAATATCGACAGTGTATGTATTAAATGTTTGAATTGTAGCGGATTGATAATATATTTTAAGCTCTTTACTATTTTCATTATAAGAGGAAAGCCGTATATATATCGGGAAGGATACGCCTGGTCTCTGATACGTAATGAATACACTGAATTTTACTTTTATCCGTATGGTCAAATCCCTGTCAGATATATTTTTGAACAGATATTCTCCGAATAGACTTTCCGTACTTTCAAATCGGTTTTCAGCCGTATCAAAAACCTCTACAATGTCCTTTGTTGCAATTTCCGGTTGTCCTAACATATAAAAAGGAATAGTATAATAAGCATTAGGATAAGCAGTCATTACATGGGAAACATTAGGCTCCTCTGCGTCACTTGGTATAGACCATTTTATATCACTGTTCATTAACAATCTGTCATAATCCAAAGGTTGGGACTCCTTTATTTCTTTTACCGGGTATTCATACTGCGTGCCTTTCTTTGCCTTAATCAAGCTTGCGAGACTGTTGTCGACGGCATTTATTTCGCACGTCGTATCATTGTAGGAAAATGTGGAGTAGTCCAAAGCACATCTGAACTTTTCATTTAACAGCCATGAGTTATTCCGGGTATAAAACACGAGTGTTGCAGATGAGTTCAGGTAATTCGACAAATATTCTTTCAGCAATAGCGAATAAGCGCCGTTGGTAAACTCAAATTTTGTGGAAAAACTACGAACAACTCCGTCATAATCCCCTCTCTTGAAAGACATCTCTACATCGTCCCAATTAACAAGCTCATTTGTGGCGTCATATGTCATTCCGCCTATCAACAGTTCACATCTGTAATACATATCTATTTCTTTTTTGAAGTTGAACGTATCATAGCATCTATGTCATCACACATACGCCTGACCATATAGGCATATTCTTTGGCGGAGAACGTGTTTTCATCAATGTGCATTTTTACATGGGACATTAAAGAAACGCGTTCTTTGGTAAAATATTCCCTATCCATTTTTATTTTCCCTATATCCGGAGATGTTTCCTGCAATTTTGCAAGGCGGTAATTGTCAGAAGCGGAAACGCTGCTTATCCGGTTCTTTATCTTATCATGTTCGTCCTCTCTGAATTTATAACCCAAAGCAGACATGACTTCTACAGCATCACTCCAGTTTCCGGAAGAAATGAGTTCCTGACATATGGCAAGACAATTTAATCGGATTTGAATTTTCAGCACTTCATTTTTCCGGTTTATTTGAGCGGAAACAGACTTTCCCCCTATTATTGATAAGTATTCATTGCATAGCTTCTCGGCCGCCAAAGCCTTTTCCCTGATACTATATCTTCCGCCTTGAACAACCTTATCAATATCCCCCAGGAATATGTCTATAAAGCGGGAAAGGCATATTTTGTTTAAGTCATTATATATCATATCTTATACTCTGCTTGAAATCCAATTATAATCCGCGATATGGTTGGCTTTCTTCATAATCCGACCAATGTTCTGCAATTGTTTGGTATTACTTTCCATCTTTCTTTCAAGTCGGCTGTAATCGTTGTTTACATTAACAACAATCCCCTCTTCTCTCATATTCTTTAGCTTTTGTTCCAATAAACCATAATCCGATGTAAGTCCTCTACGGTCATAGATATATGACAAATCAGGGATTACCTGCGCATGCGCCGGAAGGTCTACCAATGTCGGCTTATCAGGAGTGATAAAAAGCCCGTTATTAGTTACGATACCCTCTTTCTTGCCGCCATCACCTACTATTGCCAAACCGCCGGGATGGTCTTTTGTTCCTTTGGCGTATTTGGGAATGGGCTGGGCTATTATGGTCGCCAAGCTAACTGCTCCTTGTGCTATAATTAATGGGATTATCTCAGGAGCAGCAAATGGATTAGTCCATGCTTTCATTATAGCTAAAGATGTAGCCATTATCGTTTGTATAATATTGTTAGCCTTGTCAAACTTTGCTTGCTTCTCCTGCAATGCGGCTTTTTTCTTTTCAAGCTCCGCATTTTTCTTTGCTGTTTTATCCTCCGCGGCACGTTTACGAGCTTCCGCTTCTTCGGTGGAGATTGCACCATTTTCTTCAAGTTTTTCTATTCTTTCGACTTCTCTATCATATGCTTCATCATTAGCATCTTGTTCAGCTTCCACTTCTTCCATCTTTCTTTCAAAAATAGCAGTTCCCAAATCTGCAAATCCTCCCAGTAAATCAGATATAGCTTGAATAGTTTCTGCTATTTTATCCATTTTCCTCTTGTTAGCTTCAGCTGATTTATCTACTGCGTTTATTTCTGCATCCCTAACCTTTTCTGCAAGGGCAATTTCAGCTTGTGCTATCTTTTCTTTCAATTTTAATCTATCTTCTTCCGATAGACCTGGTGTATTTAGTTGTTCTTTGGCTAAATCAATGGCTAATTGTGCTTGCTTTATAGCATATTTTTCTGTTATTTCCTGCTTCTTCCTTTCATAATCTTCTTTATTTATTAAACCTTGAGAATATTGTGCAGCTGCTTCATCTAATTCTTTAGACATTGCAGCATTTATAATAACCGATTGAAAAGAATAAGATTCTTGTATTTTCTTATTCTTTTCAGAGGCGTACCTTTCTTCTAAATCTAATCGTTTTCTTTTGTACTTCTCATCAACAAGAAAAACATCTTCTCCGTTTTTTATAGCAGCATTTATAGCTTGCTCCCTTTCGTTATCGAGTAATTCCAATCTTAATCTATATTCTTCTTCGCTCCCTTTTTTTACAATGTCTAATTTATGTTCAATTTGAGACTTTTCTTTATCAAGTCCATAGGATAATTGTTTATCTTCCAAAGCTTCTTGCATTGCTTTTGCAAGATTTTCTCTGGTTGCTTGTTCTTCCTTAGAACTGCCTCTAATAGCTGCAATTCGCTTGTTATAATTCAATGATATTTTAGCAAGTTCTTTCTCTAATCCCTCATCCATTAAATCCAGTTCGGATTGTTGTAAAGCTTCACGAATGCGAATACGCTCTTTAGCGGCTTTTTCCAAAGCTTTCTTTTCTTTATCCGTTAATATTCCATTATTGCCAGCATCGGACGCGTTACTCCCTGCTAAATCAATTTTATTAAGTTGGTTTATCAATGATTCTGTAATAGACGATATTGCTTTTTTACCGGCAGCGGCTTTAGTTGCAACATCAATTTCCTCCTTAATAACACTATTTGTTCTTTTCCATGAAGTTAGAATAGTAAAAAAACCTCTATTTTTTAATTCATCTTCCAATTTATTGCGGTTGGCAATAGCTAATTGATAATCAGTATTTTCAAACTCAAGTCTTGATTTCAAAGTTTCAATGTATTCTTCTTTAGCTTTTATGGCGGCTTCATCGGCTTTCATACCAGATTGTACATATTCTTGATACAAATTTTGCATGTTTCTTGCATTCTTTTCAAGAATATTGGATTTAGCCATTTCATTTTGAGCCATAGCAACTGCTCTATTGTTATAATCATCTTGTAGCTGATTGGCGTCCTTTAATTGATTAGCTACATTCCTAATACCTCTTGCAAAAAAATCAATAACATTCTTTGCTGGTCCAGTGGATTTTTTGAAAGATAACATAAATGCTTCCCATGCCGAAGACAATCCAAGAATTGCTCCTTGTACATTATCCCCCATAGTATTTGCCATGTTCCCAAGTTCTTCTTCAACTCCTGTTATCTGTTCTCTTAAAGGGATAAGCGCATCAATATTAGTAAGCAATGTATTGAATTGAGCCACACTTCTTTTATCAGTGAGTTCAAGCGTAGTATTTAAATCCACACCTTGCTCTTTTAACTTCTTCAACCCATTCACAAGTTCAGGCAATGTTTTTACCGCTCCACCTAATGATTTAGCCAATAGTCCATTACTATCAGCAAGATTAAGGAATATATTTCTTAAAGCTGTCGCGGCCATAGACGCATCAAATCCAGAGTCTGCCAATTTCCCTAATAAGGCTAAAGTATCTTCTATCTGAAAATTGAAAGCTTTTGCCACTGGACCCACAATAGGCATCGCTGTTTGCAAATAAGAAAAAGACAAAGCGCTCTTGGTTGTAGCAACAGCCATTGCAGATACATATCGTTCCGTTTCTGATGTGTCTGCATTAAACATTCTAAGTGCAGCACCTGCAAGAGCTGCTGCTTCTGGCAACTCTGCGCCAGTAGCTTGGGCAAATTTTAAAATACCCTCCGTTGATTGCAGAATTTCATTTTTAGAAAATCCCAATTTAGCCAGTTCTATTTGTAAGGCAGTAGCTTGTGATGCTGTATATTTAGTTGCCGCACCTAATCGTTGAGCATCAGTTGTCAAGTCTTTTATATTTTTAGATGTAGTACCTAAAATTGCTGCTAATTTGCTATTTGCAGCTTCAAAATCAACAATAGATTGAGCACCTGACTTAAATAAACCTATGAGCTTTTGAAACCCACTGATAACAGCTTGTGCTCCAACCATTCCCTTTACCATAGAACCTACCCCAATTCTAACTTCATTGAGTCCGCCTGCTACATTTGACCTTAAGATATTTCCATATCCTTTGGCGACAATTCCTAAATTTTTAAACGTCTTATTTCCGTTTTGTAATTCGACTATTGCAGCCTTTATTTCGTTCTTATATGCCCCAATAGCCATCTTTTGCTTAGTATATGAATCAGTATTTCTGCGTATATACTCTGTATTCTTAGCTATCTGATTATTTAATTGCTGACGCACTTTGTTGTCTTTATCTTCTGCATCAGTAACTTGGGAAACTGCAATGCGAAGCAGTTTATTTTGCTCTTTTGCCTCATTAATAGAATGAACCTCTTTATTTGTCAAAGCAATAGCTTCTTGCGTGGTAATTTTAAGTTTCTTCTTTTCTTGATTAAGCATCTTTTGCTGCTTTAATCTTTCCGTTTCTACTTTAGCCGCTTTTAACTCTGCTTGCGCATTTAAATCATTTGCTTTTGCCTGCTCCAAAGCTTCTTTTGTGGCTTTTTGGGTCTCCTCTGCAATGTTTTTTAAAAGAGCCTTATATTCATTTTGGATGTTAGCAAGTTCTTTCTCTGTTGTAATTAACTTTTTTTGAATCTCTTCAAATAATCTTGCCTTATTAGTCAAGTCGTCATAATTAGAAACCGGAATACTATAAGATTTAGCCAGTTCTTTCCCTAACTCCGCATATGCTTTTTTAACTTCCGTAAATTTATTAGTCAGGCTGGTTAGTTGATTTAAAGCTTTATCGCTTACTACATCGGTAATTACAAACTCGTTTGCCATAAGTCCTAATTTTGAGTGCCATGCAACATCACATGGTGATACAAAGATATTGAATTATTTATAATTTTCTAAATAAGAAAGGCAAAAATGAAAATCATAAAAGGGAAGAGAAAAAGAAAAAGCCAGACATTACATCTGGCTTTATTATTTGGAAATAATCTTAAGAATACAATTAGTATATCACTGCATTTCCACTGATTATATATACCGGTAAATTAGACCTACCCTTTTCTATTTTTTCAATACTAAACGAAATAATCCCATTTGCGCCCATCTCTTTGGCTTTATTAATTGCGGATGAAATCATTCTTTCATAAGTAGGGACATAATATTTTCCAATAGATATGCTTCTTTTTTCATGCACATAGTTTCTATCTTCTTTTTTTACTTTATTTCCTGAATGAAACTCCAAATATATTGGACCTACGGGAGTAAAATCCTTATTCCCAATTTCAGTAGGATTAATTACAAAGTTAGGGTCTTTGACATATTCTCTATAATCAAGGGAATATCCTATTTCATAATAAGTGCTCTTACATGATGTTACTGATAGCAAAATCAGAAACAAAAATAATAGTTTTTTCATAAGCCTTTAAATGTTATCAGATTTTTTTATGTTACATAAAAGATATTTGTTTTAAGTTTTGTTTGCAAAGTAATTCCTAATAAATCATTTTGACAATATTTTTAACGGAAATCTTTGTAATTTAGACTGGTTATAAATAGCTTATCACTTCTTTTTCCCATGCTTTCTCATATTTATAATATCGTGGCAATATTATCATAATCGGTATAACAAACGATATGCCACAAAACAAGAAAAGCGGAGAAACTCCGCTTAACTTAATGATTACTTAACATTAAAAATTACTGTTTATAACTTCCATAAGCAGAAAAATAATGACCATCACATTCAAACTCCCACTTAAATCCTGGCTCATAAACATGTGATAATCTAAACTGTAAAATTCTTGTTTCTCCAGAAGATAAATATCCTAATTTCACCTCATCAGTAATCTCAATAGGAACACTACCGCTTCCAGTAGAAAAAACTTGAAACTTCGTAAGTTTTATAGTCTTTGAGCTATTGTTCTTTATGGCACATGACATAACGCCCGTATAATATCCCGAATTAATAATCAAAGAAGACGTAGGGAAATAAACATCCATCATACTTCCTAATGACACAATATAAACAGTACAGTTTGCCACATGTCCGCCATCTTCTGACGTTGCCGTAACTTGTACTCTTCCTGATGTATTCCCTAAAACCACTCCATTTTCATCAACCGGAGCAATCACAGGGTCGGATGAAGTCCATATCACATTCTTATTAGTTGCGTTTTCTGGTGTAAACACAACATTTAGCTGTTTTTGTCCTCCAACTTCAATTTTATATGTAAGGTTATCAAAACTTATAGATTCCAATAAAATGGGTTCTACTGTCAGCTCACAAGTAGCCTCTAACCCTGTATTTCCCAAAATAGCCTTAACTATACATTTTCCAGGAGACATGGCAGATATACTGTTGTCTTCATTAATCTTTGCAATATTTACGTCAGAAATCTCCCATGCTATGTTTTCTTTTGTTGCATATGCAGGAGTGATTATTGATTCTATAGTAAAAACATCTCCCACCCTTACATTTTTTTCATTTTCTTTCAAGGAAAAACCTTGTGCTACAACAGGATTAACCTTCACTTTGCATGTTGAAGTTATAGAAGATTCAAACCCTGCACGTGCTGTAATTGTAGCTTCTCCTGCCTTTAGTGCTGTTACAATAACCGAATTGTCTTTACCCGATTCTAAACTTGCAATTTCCGAATTATCTATTTCCCAAAAGACCAGTTTCTTCGTAGCATCCTGAGGTTCAATAGAAGCATCCAAAATCAAACTTTGTTCTCCATTAAACACAATCTCTTTCTTATCTATAGATATGCCAGTAGCTTCTATAGGCTCAACCGTCACATTACACACAGCCTTTATTACTGCATTATCAATATATAACAAATCCGTTATATCATCATCTCCAATCCAGGCATTTACTGTAAAGTTCCCTGGCTTCAAAGCTGTTAGTTTCCCGTGTGAATCTATTTTTGCCAAATGATTGTTTGCATTTACAGGATATATCCCCCAATTAATTTTAGGCAACTTCGCTTTAGAAGGAGAGCCTTTTACCGTAAATTGATAAGTTTCTCCGGGCTTCAAAGTCATATCCGACTTGTCTAAAAGTATAGATGTTACCATATCATCTTCATTCTCACAGGAGGATATAAGAACACAAAATAGAGAAAGTAGAAAAAATATTTTATTACTCATAAAGCATGTATTTAGTTAATTAATGTGTGGCAAAGTTAACAACTTTGTATTGGAGAACAATATATTATATACAGTTTTTTCACCTTTTTTGTTATATGTTATAAAGCATGTTTGGATATTACTATGCTCCCCTTTTGGATGTATGGTTTATTTTCTATATATTCGCATAATAACTTAGAAAATAAACGAAATTAATTGATTTTCTTATAAGGAGTTTGCTACTTCAAGGATTATGTATATCTTTGTGGTGCCAAACAATAGTAAAGTATTCTTTCTCCGTAGAGCACGGTTATCGCTCACTATATTTAGTTGGGCTTTTTTTATGCCCAACTGCCTGTATAAAAAATACACGGCTGTCTTTCCTGCGTAATATTTCCTCTTCGGAGAAAATCTTACTATTGTTTGGCGACACGGGAAATGACAGCCGTTTGTCTGTCTATAATTACAACGCCAAACAATAGTAAGTATGGAAAACTTAATTCCAAATCAGAAAGGTATGACCTCTCTTGAAATTGCAGAGGTTACGAGTAAACAACATGCCCATGTAATGCGCGACATTCGCAGCCTATTATCGCAAGGTGTATCCGCATCCAATTTTGGATTGGGGTCATACACAGACGCTAACGGTCAAAAAAGACCTCTTTTTAATCTCACTCCTAAAGGCTGTCTTATTCTTGCATCAGGTTATGATGCGGTTCTGCGTGAAAGAATAATCAACCGTTTAGAATACCTCGAAAATGAGAAAAAAGTTATCAAGACTCCACAAACTTATCTTGAGGCATTGGAAGCGTTAGTAGCTTCTGAAAAGGAAAAGGAACAACTCCGTATTGAAACAGAGCAGCAACAAAAGCAAATCGAGCAGAAAGATGCAAAGATTACCAAACTCCAGCCTAAAGCCGACTTCGCCGAAGCTGCCTTCAAAGCAGAGGGCAAAGTAGACATAGGTCAAGCCGCAAAGATACTCAATCTCGGTTTTGGGAGGAACACCCTTTTCGGGAAGCTAAGGGATGCGGGCATATTCTTCAAAGACAGGAACGAACCGAAACAAAAGTATATTGACGCAGGCTACTTTGAAATGACGCTGTTGCCGCCAATACGCAGAGACAACCACCCTGACATATTATGCCAAAAGGTGTTTTGCAAACCAAAAGGTCTTGCCTACATCAACCATCTATTTGGCGGAAAGCCTTCTGATGGGAAAATTGCAAAAATCAAATAGCATTGAAGCATAAACATTTACAGGTACGGAGTAATGACGTACAGCTATAACTATACCCAAAAACATATTGCCACGTAACCAAGCATAGATGCACGTTGAGGTTTCGACCAACGTTCACGTTATGATACCCCGTCAGCAATACGGCTGGCGGGCAGATGGCAGGAATAACGACTAAAACAAATATTCATCTATTATGGAAATCAGCACAGCAATGATGCAACACATCCTCCGATTGACGGAAGGATATACGGATTTATTGAACGAACTTAAGGAAGTCAAGGCGGAACTTGCAGAACTCAAAGGAGAAAAGCCCAAGAAGCCGACAATTCATGAAACCAAATACCCACACATGAGTATAATAACCAGGAAATGATTGTATAAGGCGGGAGCTATCCCGCCTTTGTTCTGTTTTTAATATTTTTCAATTTAAAGGCAGAAAAATTACGGGGGTTATACAAAAAACAGTGTTCTTTTTTTAATATCAGAACCAAACATATTCAATCAGTTTCCCGTTAAACATTTCGCCTCTCGGGCAAAAATTGAAAACCCCGTCTTTCTCATAAAGGATATATACTTTCCCCTCCATCTTTGCGGCTTTTCTTGCAAGCGAACGCATCTTGGCTATATCTGCCATTCTCTTTTTGTTTTCACACGCACATCCCATTATAAACCGAATTTTCTAAAATAATCCGCAATGCCTTGCTTTATATGCCTTTCCATGAATGCCTTTCTTGCATAAGAACCGACCTTGTAAATCGCCTGTCCGTATTTCTTTTCTATATCACCGCTAAAGCTTATCCCCACACTTTCAATCCTTAGCCCCTTATCTATCGGTACGGCTGTAATAGAATCGTGAAATTCACCCGTAATTATCAGGTTTGGCGTCCCTTTAGAACTTACCGGAGCGTTTATCAGCGAAGAATACATAAGCGGGGCTACCCTTTGCTTGAAAGCAGCATAGCCTTTGGCGTTCTTATACCAATACCCCGCTTCTTTGGTATTGAAATACGGGTCATTAAGGTAAGTAGGGCGTAATGGTTTATCATTTCCGTTAATACCTGACCATAGTTGTTCTACAATATATTGGGAAACTTCTTCTCTGTTTTTTACCATAATATCCCGTATCATCGGTTCAAATCCGGTAGCAAACCGTCTGAAATTTTCTTCTGCTTCAATAATGTTAGCCATAGTCAAGACAATTTAGGGGCGAATGAACGCCCCTAATTAAACGATACCACCATCATAATATACAATCATCTTTTTTCTGTCTTGCCGCACCGGAAGATGCTATATCATCGTAGATGGACGAAAGGGTTTTCTCCCTTTCTTCGGGCGGTCGGTCAAGAAAAAACACATTCTTATAAATATTTATGAAGTCCCTCTTCTTCATACTCTTTACCCTTTCTTCATTAAATGAGATTCCTTCTACTATCATGTCCAAGCCTCAATACCCGTAATTCCAGCTTCTTGCAATACAGAGGGAGATGCAAGTTCCGCAGTACCTTCGTTTATTGTTATAATGCCGTTTGCATAAGAAACATCTGTTGCATTGGGTAATGCAGTAGTTGCATTCTTTTGTAGCAACTCACCATAGTACTCCGTAATATCCAGCTTCCCGAAGTGCTCTATAAGTTTGTATTTTTTGTCTTCCGTTGATACCAAATCAACATAAACCAACCCTTTCAATGCGTCAACGACATCAAAATCATAAGCTCTCACATCCGCATTCTTGATATATTTCTCGTAATCCTTGAACATGGTTGCGATAGTCAAGTTGGCTTCTGTGCCAGAAGAATCCCAGTCCTGACCGCCCGGATAAACGCCGGACAGTGGAATGCCTGCCAAATCTTTCGTACCGTCATTCATTCCGTAAATGACGTTGTTCTCATCTACAAAATAAGCATCAAATGCCACATTCTTTGCCACCATGATGTTTGCTTTCAAGCTGGCATCGTAGTCCTGCAAAGTCCATACATCATTTTTAGCTGAATAGCTTGTGATTTTAGTAGGGCCGTATCCCGTAGCAGAAGTTTGAGCCTCTCCACCGGAAGGTGCATATTCCACAATCGTTTTGATAGGGAATATTCTTCCCGGACGGTCTGCATGGCAAGCCTTTTCAAAGGCTTCCGCTGTTTTCTCTGTAGGTATCTTATGACCGTGAATAGTCAGTATGATAGCTTTTATTTTACCGGGGTCAAGCACACACACGGAACTACCTGTATTAAAAGTTGCAACGCCCGGACACTTTCTATAATCTGTTGCCATAACATTTTACTTCTTTAATGGTTAAATTTACATTTTTCATCTCGATAGCATCAATAAAATCACTGAATGGCTTCCCGTCTTCTCCTATAACTCCAACCCTGCCATATCTGTAGTTTTCAATGTAGGAATGTGGAACCACATCATTGTAACTACGGACAATGTTTATGTCTTTCTTGATTTCATCCAAGAAAAGATTGTATATAGGTCGCAATACCTGCTCAAAGGAAGTTTTTTGCCGGTCTTCATTCGAATACCCTTTCAAAGTGTTTACCATAATAATAAACTCCAGGCTAACCTCTGTCTCGGCAGAACTTCTATCTTCCGTGAACGGAGAATAAAGACATATTATAGGAAACTTCAATTTACTTGTCTTGGGGCTTTTACCCCATAAAGTTAATTGATTGCTTATGTAGGCCCAGTCTCCGAATAAAAACGACACATTGCTTCCGTATCTTTTCGATACCTTTTTTACAATGTCCGCAAATATATCATTTACCGGCTTCATATTCCCATACAGTTTATTTTACGCAACATACATGGATTGAAACATACACCAGCATATTCCTTTCCTTGCAAAAGTTTATAAACACGCTTGTTCATATTTACCATATCATTCCATGCCCTAATTTGCAAAACTTGTGGAGAAACAGCATCTCCATCGGCAGAAGTTACTGTTCCCACATTTGTTACGCTGTAATTACCGTCCGCTATATACTTGAAAAATATATAGCAAGCAATAGGGCTGTATTTTTCTGATAAAATAGCAAGCAGCCTATCCCATTTATCATCAACGCTATCTTCTTTTGAATCTTCTTTTGAGTTAAGATAATCGGTAAAAGCCTTACACATATCCTCACCAAGTATACGAATCAAATATTCCTGTTCATATACGGAAATATATGATTCTATTTTGCCCAACTCCGCATCTCTTGTTATAGAGGGAGCGCCAGTGTCAGGATTTATCCCGACACTCAGCAACCCGGTGAAAGATTCGTAGTCAATTATCATACCGTATCTTTTTTCGCAGATTTACGTTTAGTGAACAACTCCTCGCAACCCAACGCTCTGGCATCATTAATCAGTTCGTTTGTCGCTTCAATTTTACCCTCGGCATAAAACTTGCTCGCAAGAGCCATTCCGACTGAAACTTCATCGCCTGTTTTATACTTCACACCATCCTTGACAAATGTTACGTTATAACGCTTAGTCAGGTTTATTCTATATTCTTTTCCCATAATTATTCTCCTTATGCTTCTTGAGTGATACCTTCTATTACAGTAGAGAATGTGTCCTTTACAAATGCGGTCTTATATTGCGACTTGATATAACACATCAGCCTCTTCTCTGCGATTACAGTCACGATATTCTTGCGGAAATCGTCATTCTCCCATCCTAAGGTAATAGACAATACCCACAAGTCACGAATATTCAAGTATGAGAAATCACCCATGATGAAATCTCCTTGTTTTACTGCTGTGGTCGTTTCTACACGCAATCCCTGAATCAATTCATCTCCATATCGGAATGGGCGGAGATATTGACCGTTAGCATCCTTAGCCAACTGCATGGACGCGTAATCCAATGGGTTCATCAGTACAAGGTTCGGACGATAAGCCATTTCGCTGGTGGATACAATTTGCGAATATGCAGCCACAAGAGCATCAAACATATTTGGCTTCTCAACATAGAAAGTAGAGAGAGAGAATGCCGGCATATCCGATGCAACGCCTTTTATTTCTCCACTAGAGCCATTGCCTGACAAAATTCCCTGCTCTTCTTTGATTCCAAGTTTATTTACCATTTCCGTTTCAACTTCATTGACGAAGCTGGGAAAATCCGACAGCGTTTCCTCTGTAAATTTAGCAGCAATAGCCACTTTGGCAGCGGTTATTGTTTTTTCTGTCAATGTCGCATCCATCAAAGGCTTTAGCCCACCTTCAGGAACCCATGCAGCATCTCCGTCCTTGCTTGTATATTCCGCATAAACCAAAGCCCTATTATTTGTGCTTGATACATTTGCATATTTTCTAATGACGGTTTGCGCTCTCGGATTGACTGATAAATTTGGGTCAACCTCAAGTCCGTAATGCGGAGCAAGGGACCCGGAAGTAATAGTTGCAGCGTCTTTCTTTTCCAGCACAAGATTTAATCCCAACTTATTGCCGGGAGCCGACTGACAAGCCGATTTCAAATCAAGAGACATAACGCCCTTCTTGTCCGCAGCAATATACTCCTTGAGCTGTTCGTGTAGCTGCTCATAAACAGATTTAATCTTTACCTCCCCGTTTTTACCTACTTCGGTAGAAGCCTTTACACGTAAAATGGCATTCTCCAATTCATTAACCTTCTCCTCAAAAGTCTTTTTGTCAATGCCGGCAAAATCCTTTTCCTTGATGTCATTTATGGAATCAGCGGCATCCTTTATGGATTTACGCAAATCTTCCAATTTCACTTCATCCGCAAGATAGCCTTTCACTTGTTTTTCAAAGGCTTCTCCCATTTTTTCGTCCAAAGATTCAAAAAACTTCTTGTTTTCTTCGGACAAGCCGGATGTGTCCATAAGTTCTAAAAATCCTAATTTCATACCGATTTTAGTTTTAATAAATTACATAATGATTTTTCTTCCGTTTTGCCATTACTGCCGGCTTCCATCCCTTTGGGTGGAGCAGGTATAACACCGTCCGGCCTAAAAGATGCAAGTGACATTGCTTTGGCTATAATTTTTTGCAAACACTGTTGCTTGGTTGTACTCATATTTTTACATAACAAGGAAATTTCACCGCTTAAATCCTTATAAGCGTTTTCGTAGTCTTCAATTGACTTCAATCCCAAATACTCAGTTTCTCCATTACAGCCAATTGATACCACCGATATTTCATACAGCTTAACCTCTCTAACAATCAGGGCTTCTTTTTCGTAATCCCATTCGCAATTCTCCCATACATACTCATAACCAATAGAGAATTGATTAAGCGTGCCTGACTCAAGTTGTTTTATGGCCCTATCTCCAAGTTCAATCTCATCAATGCGCGCCTCAAAATAAAGCCCTCTATCATCTTCTTTCAATTCTGTAATAAATCCCAAAGGCTCTGACATGTCGTGCATCCAAAGGAGTATAATTTTGTCATTTGCCTGGCTTTGCGGCCCTCTTTCATTGATACTTTTTGAAAAGCAACCTTTCAATAGAATATCATGAGCCTTATCCATGTTTCCGAATACAGCAGCGTATCCGCTGATAGTCCGGCTTTCGGGGCTATATTGGACATCCTTCGAGTTTATGGAGAACAATTTATACTGCATCCCCATCTTATCTTTGTATTTATTTGTCATTGTTTCCATTTTCCTTACTGTTATTGACGTTATTTTCAACAGATGCACTGCTTGCTGCATTGCTATCAAAATCTCCTTTTGGATTATCCGGGTCAATATCTATGTATCTTGCAACTTCTATACGTGCCTCATCATGTGTTATCAAAGACTTATCTATCAATCTCTGTAAGGCATCAGCAACTTTAACCAATGTATTGGCTTCTGTCTCCTTATTGGTTTGAAGGCATTCAACATCTGTAAAATCAATCTTAATAAAAACACCTTCCGGACATATGGCTTTTGAAAGACATTCTGCTATCTTTCGGCTATCGGGAATGATTACGTCCTGATAAGCCTTTTTCCCGGCACTTTCAAGGTTGTCGTATTTGGCGTCCGTAAAAAGATTGGCATTTATGCCCATTGCATTGGCAATCTTATCTGTACACCTCTTATCCTCTTCATGAAGTTTTAATTCATCAGCATTAAAATCAAGAGGAAGCCATCCTAATTTGTAACGTGTCACCAAAATGGGATATTCCTTGTTTACTAAGCCATAATCACGTTTAAATCTGTCCTTTATATCCTTTTCATCTTCCGAGGAAAGGGCTACATTTCCCATCTGGTCAGTATAATCATTATAGAGCACGCCTTTAGGACCACCATTTACAAGCAATGTATGGCTTGCAGACATAGAAGCTACCCAGTTTGATATAGGCTGAGAAAGGCTATCTGAAACGGACTCAAATTTGACATCAGCAGTCGCACCGCTATTTATTACTATATTGCTGTCATATATTACAAGGTATTCATAATCCTCCAACTCTAATCGAGTTCCGTTACAGTCTATATATACACTTGATATAATATTTTTCAGTTCGTATTGGCGAAACACCTTACCGGTTCCTTCCATATGGAAAATCTCTGGTGGAATTATCCACATTGCCTTAGGAGTGCTTGTTTTTGTCGCTCTAACAAGAACAATTGGACAATAGCCGAATACCTTAAGACATATTTCAATTTGCTTTACAAATGAAGAGAATGTTTGCAGCGGATTGGGAGCGTTGAGTATATTACGTATATCGGCAAATGTCCTTTTTTCATTTCCATCCTTATCTACCACATAAGGAATACCACGGGACATCATAGAACCGATTTTATCAACTACAGTGAAGAAAGGCGTACAGGAAACAAGCGCTCCGGCTTTATCCAAATTGTTAGTCATGTCATAATATACTTTCCATTTGGAACGCCTTCCGAACAAATCGGACAAAAACCAGTAGTTTCCTGCTGCATCTCTTTCTACCCGATTTACATTATCATACATCGGGATAGACTTTTTATTTTCTGGCTTCCAAAATTTAGTAAATATGCCCATATACAAAGCAGGAGTGACAGCAAATTAATGCGGCCACTCCCATATATTTAGTGTTTTAGTCCATTAATACGGTTGCGTGCAACTTCACACGCTTGTAGTGACCCTACGTGTGCAAATATATATATTATTTAGACTAATTCCAAATAACAAACAGCATTTTTATGATTATTTTTTTGATTTTCTTTTTACTCTATCCGCTATACAACACAATACATACATTGCTTCATAGACATCTTTGCCGTCATAGTCCATTAGATTACGCATAAATAAGGACATTTTATTATCCCTCTTGAATTTAAAATCTCGAATTAGCCCCTTAAATGCTTCAATATAAGAAAGTTTTCCTGTATTTTCTTGCCTTGCCCACACATCACCTATTTCAGCCCTATAATCGCGTATATAATGAAGCATCGCCTGCGAAGTCTCAATGTTTACATCGGCACCAGCGACCAGCGCGGCGATTTCTTTGATGGGAATCAATTCTCCTATATACGCATCGTCCACATATATTGTATCATGTACAACATACGCTTTCGCATACAGAAAACGCCCATTAAGCAGTGGATGTATTTCTGCAATTGGAATGCCGGAAAATGCGACTGTCGCAGCCTCATAGCTGTCATATTCAAAATCTCCGCGTTTTTCTACGGTTCCGGTAAGAGCATCTGCCCCATCATCATGTGCGTTTTTTCCGAACTTCCTAAAAGATTTTATCTCTGCATAAAATTCAGGAAAGAGCACTTCCCAACCTTCCGGCATATATGTAAGATTCATAACCTCAGCGGAGCGGGTAAATATTCGAACTTCCTTATTCCCCGACTGATGAAACCATTTTATTTCTGTTTCATTATTGCCCATTATGCGTGATTGCCGCTCTACGTTTCGGGCAAAACCACGTCCACCGTTATTGCTTTCAATGTTAGCTATGGTTACTCTATCTTTGGCAAGCAAAGCTGCAACTTGCGGTTCCGTAACCTCCATAGGAGCGTCCGTATACAGTATGCTTAAAATAAAGTTGCCTATTTCTGTATCCACATAATCTATGGAACATAATCTGTCACTGCCCGTATCTGCGGTATCGGTATAATTTTTCCGAATGGCACGGTTGGTATATGGTATTTCCCTATAAGTCTTGAATGTACCGTACATAAGACCTTCTATAGGTGTAGGGTTCTGCATATATTGTGTTTCAAAGACGAATGGATTTATTCTATTAAGATTATGCAATTCATCCAATGTGTGTTTAAACTCCCACAAAGGAAATTCTTTCCCGTCCGCTTCTTTTTCTATGACCGGCAATGAAAGAACAGTCCATTGCCCTGGCTCTGTTTTCATAAGATAGCCGCACAAATCATTCTCATGCAGGCGCTGCATGATTATTACAATTGGGGTATTTCGGCTGTTCACTCGGTTACGGATAGTCGTTTCAAAGCGTTGGTTAACCTTTTCCCTTTTCACGTCAGACAAAGCGTCCTCCGGCTTAATAGGGTCGTCTATGACAATGGCGCCGGAAAACCTTGCCCCCTTTAATATGCTATCTATTTCTTTTTCTGTTTCTTTATCATCTATATCGTCCACCTCTCCAGCGCCAAATCCCGTTATCTGTCCACCTGTTGACACCGCATATACACCACCGCCAGCAGTGGTACTCCACTTCTTTTTGCTGTCTGTTCCTCTCTTTATCTGGACATACGGGAACAGCTGTTGATACTCTTCTGATTTAACTATGTCTCTAATCTCTTCTGAATTATCGTGAGCCAAATCGTCAGAATATGAGAGATGGACAAACTTTGAGGAAGGGTTGAGTGCCAATCCGTATGATATAAAGTTCTTTACGGCTAATTCGGTCTTTCCATATCGTGGTGCAATATTGATTATCAGTTTTTGAATTTTTCCGGAAATAACATCATCCAACGCATTACATATGCGTTCATGGTGTCTGCTCACCACAAATTTGCGCCCTGTTTTACTTTTAAAGAAAAATTTTGTGTAATTGAGAACGCCCGACATACAAAATGCTTGTAGATACCGTACACCGTCCATCATAGCCTTTCTATCAGTTTCTTTGCATCCTCGACACTTATGGGTTTGCTGGTATTCATCTCTATTTCGGTAGGCTCATCAAACCCAAGCATTTTACATATACGCTCAATAGCCTTTATCTTATCATAAAGTTCTATCTTCACATATTCAACATCTACAATTTCCGGAGCATCACTTGTTCCGATATTTTTTTTCAATATCTTGGTAGATATACTTTTTATTGCTGATTTCTCTTTGTCAGAGAGTTCATCAAATTCTTTACGCTCTATCCATGTGTTGTGCATGCTGGCAATGGATGAGAAAGCTATACCGGACAATTCTTGTAGAATGCGTTCTTTAGTTATATCCGATTTGTTTTTTTGTTCCTCCTGCAACTCTTTGACCCTTTGGGCTACCTTTGGGTTGGACAACAACTTGCAAGATTCTTCCCACACTTGTTTATCTTTCATCTTCTCGCACGAATAGGCACGACGATAGGCATCGGAAGTATTACCGCTTTCGATGTAGTAGTTGCAAAAATTCTCTTGTTTGATTGTAAGTCCTTTCATGTCTTTTCGTTAGTATGGGAAGCATGCCACTTGACATGCTTTTGCAAAGATAATAAAAATATATTGCAATTATAGCGCATATTTTAATGTTCTTAATCATGGCTTATTGGTTATACACTCAACCCAAATTCCCGGCAACACCAGCCACGTGGGTATAGAGTGTCCTTTAGGCGATTTGGCAGTCCGATTTCACCTGGACGTATTGAGCCAAACGGCCAACGGACTTTCCTCTTGAATGGTTCCAAACTCCCGTATAACGACCGAGCCTTTCAAGGGGCGAATGACATCAACCTGCATCCGCTTTGAGGTTTTAGGTGGGGTGACACCCGTACAAGCATCCTCTAAGTGCTTCCTTGCATCGTACTTCCTGCGGTTTCCCGCCCCGTTTTCACAGCCCTCTACAAGGTTCCTTCATCGGTCAGAGGTGCACACACAGCGTCATGACCGATTGTATACTGGCTTTAAATAGAAAGCCCCGTAATAGGTACGAGCTACTACGAGGCAATCATATATAAACTCCATAAGGAGAATGTTTAATCAATGTCTAGTAACATCCCGTACTTGTTACACGGGTAAAAGTAGGAATGTTTTTTTGCACAATCGGAGAAAAGGAACAATCTTTAATATTTACTTTTCATCCTGCCGTTAAAAGGGGCTAAAAGGTGGCAAAAGCACCTAAAAGGGTGATATAATAAAAATAACATGCACATTACCAACTAATAATCAATATATTATAGATATAGAAGAGCATCTTTATATTAACATTTTATTGTATTTATAATGATATATTTACATATTGATGTTGTTCACGAAATCAATGACCTTTCTATTCGCTTCATCAACTTTTTTCATATCGAAACGGATATAGATGTCAGTCGTTGTACTGTTCGCCCAACTATGCCCAAGCGCGTGGGCGATTACCTCTTTGGGGACATCGAGTTCTGCCGCTACCGTGGCCCATGTGTGTCTTGCCCAATATGAGGACAAATCAGGGAATAAAGGATTTCTACTCTTTTTCCCTCCCAATCCCTTCCTTTCTGTCTCTCCAATCTGTTTTAACCCTATTCCCATACGATGTAGGAAATCCTTGTAATTTCCGTATTCGTCCATTATATTAAGAAGATAATCCTTCCCTTTGTATTTCTCAATTATAGCCTGCGCTTCTGGTTCTACTTTAATACTGTATAATTTCCCCGTCTTAGCTCTTTTATATTCAAAACGACCATTTACCAATGCAGAATGTTTTGCGTTGAACAAATCAGCTGCATTTACCCCTATGAGATAGAACATGAGCATGAACATATCCCTATATCTAATCTGGTATTCCTCACATGGATAATCTCTCAATAACCTAAGTTGTTCTGCTGTAAGGCTGCGTTTTCGGGTTTCCTCTTTCTTTATTGAAAACCTTCTGAATGGATACAATGTTGTGTACTCCTCATCAATGGCGTAGTTGAATACACTACGTATGTTCCGTAAATGAATAGCGTAGGCATTAACCTTCATCGTCTTTGCCATCCACATTTCAAAGTTTTCCAGCCATGACTTATCCATGCTCTCAAAAGTACAATAACTATCGTATTCCTCAATCTTGTTTCTTGTGGTTGTATATATAGACTTAGTCCCCTGATTGGTTTTCTTGGAAACGAATTCATCAAGATAATAGAGAAACGTCTTTTGATTTTCAACCTTGCTACTTATAGCGTCCTCTATCAACTTCTTCAAAGCTTTGTCTGTAGTTGATTTCAACTTTTCTTGTTGCTCTAAAGTAAATATTACTGTTTCCGCCTTGTTTATTATTCCACGGGCAACTATATTTCTCGGCTTGTAATTTTGTGCACGCACAGAATATTCGTTCCCATTCCATTCTTTTTCCGATGCACTTAGCTGCGTAGCTATCATTATTTGTTTGTTGTGGAATACATTCAACTTTATCGGATAAGTACCATCTTTTTTTTGCCTTCTTTTATCAAGGTAGAATTTAACCGTTGCCATATATCTATGTTTTTAGTTTATGCAAATCTGAAAATTTGCATAGGATTTGCATACAAAGATAAGATTAAAAGGGTTTAAAAGGGTCTAAAAGCGGAATGTTATTCAGCATACATAAAAAAATAAGCAGCTACTTTATTTGTAACTGCTTGATTTTCAAGAGAGCGGAAAACGGGACTCGAACCCGCGACCCTCAGCTTGGGAAGCTGATGCTCTACCAACTGAGCTACTTCCGCAGATGTTTTTCCCTTTATTCTGAAAACATCGGCAAAGGTAATGAAATCTTTTAAAAAAGAAAAAACGAAACCGCTAAAAAAATACTCTATTCTTGCCACTGCCGCAGAAATCAT